AAGTCGTATGTGGTGGTGTAGCTATACATTAGTTCCAATTTCCTAGGTCTAAGAACCGCACGAATCACAAGTATGGTCATCAATATTACAAGACTTACCAGTTTCCTTAGCTTTGTCTTCCATTTTTTTAACAGTATCATTAGTAGCCAAGAACGCTACGTCGTCAAAATCGTTGTCCATCTTAATGTCAGTTTAGTGTTGTAAATTTAGTAACCTTTTCATCTGCGAGAGATTCTTCGAGAACTAGAACAGATTGTTCAAGGAACTCTATGTAGGTAAGTACTTCTTCTGGCAGTAAAACCGTTACCATTTCGCCTAGATTATTATCGAAGAACATAAACTCTTTCACCCCACAAAAGTACGGATAATAAAGGGGAGGTGGTGTAATGTTTTAATCAAGTACAGGGTTGTTTTCCATGCCTAGTTCACCGAGTATTTCTATCTCTGTGATTCTTAGTTCTTTGTCTCCGAAGATTCGTTTGTGCTTTCTTGATTGTAGCCAATCGTTTAGTATACCTTTTTCTGTTGGTATGGTGGTGGTAGTATCTATTTTCTTGGTATAAATTCCTCGTTTATTCCCGCGATTTACTACACTCACCCTATATTTAACGTGATATATCATCCCTTTTGATTACAAATGTTTCTGAAATTACAGATATTATCACAAAAAAAGTAATTCGGGTTCGCAGGGAACTCCTCAGCTTCAAGTATCTCATCTACCTTTCTCTTAGCCCAATCAACAGCAGCGTTATACTCCTTTAAGCTAAAGTCTATTACTGTCTTTTTATTCTGTCGGAAGTGTAGGAACTCTAGTTGCTTTGGGTATTTTCCTAACATCTCTTTTACCCCGCGAGAATACAGATACATCTGCCTTCCCTTTTGCTCGATGTCCTTCTTGATAAAAGGCTTAGAGCTTTTAAAGTCTATCATCACTAGGTCTTTTCCACGGGACTCCAAACGGTCTACAAAACCTTGAAACTTAAACATTTCAAAACCTAACAGAATATGTTGCTCCGTCCAAACAGTTTCCCCTTCAAAACCTTTAAACTCATCAAAGAACCAACTTCCCTCTGCTTTCCACTTCTTTTCCCAAGGTGGTATCTCGTGAGGGTTGGTTCGGTCTAAAACTCGTTTTTGGTAGTGGTTTATCCAAACATCAAAAGGGTTGTCGATTTTCCCGAGGGCAAACAATTCAAAGATAAGGTGGGCAAACGTACCGTAGTGAGCGTAGAAGTTACTCTCCCCTGATATGTTTTCAATGTAGTTGTACGACCACATAAGAGGGCAGGTGTCGTGTGCTGTAAGTCTTGAGTTAGAAAATAATGGCTTAGTCATGGTGTTTGTTATCTTATTCTGCGATTAGCTATGTTATTCGATGAAATCTATTTCCTAATAAGTAGTTAGTTGCAATTATTTTTGCTACGCACCATACATAATGTTAGCAATCCTTTAAATATTCATCACACCCCTTTTTATCTCCTTCAAAGACTACTTGGTAGTATCCTTGGTTGTCTTTATACCAAATTCGGGACTGACCAGACCAAAGAGGTACTATACGATACCGCCCTTTTGTTATCATTCCTTTTATCATCAGTGTTGGTACATTTTGTTTTTAAGGTCGAGAAGATACTCTTTTCTTTTTTGCCAGAACTCTATTCTTTTATCTGTGTAAGAAATTTGCTCAAAAACCTTATCCATTTCTGTCTTGAAGGTGCCTTGTGGTTCTCCCGATATTTCCTCCATGTCAAGGTACGGATTTTCTTTGTTAGCAGCTCTAAGAGCCTCTACAACAGCATCAATGACTCTAACCACCTCTTCCGTAACCCCCATAGTCACATACCCGTTTACCTTTTTCTTTGCGTGAAGTACAGTAGCGTGGTCTTTGTTTATGAACTTTCCAACGGTGGAGCAATTAATCCCTAGATGCACATGGCAAACGTACATGAAGGCGTGTCTTGCGGCAATAACAGCAGAGTACCTTGTCTTAGCTTTTATCTCATCCTCTTCTATCTCTGATATAAAGGAAACAGTTTTAAGCACTGTAGCCATCTTTGTTTTCATAAGACCTAATTTCATTGCTCTTAAGTCTTCTGTCTGTTCGTTTAAGTTAGTTAGATTCATAACGTTCTTTTTCTCCTTTTAATTTTGAAACAGCGCTCCTCATAGACTCATAGAGCTTCTCTGTGGTGTTGTAAAGCTTTGTGTAGGCTCTGTATGCAGCTTGAGCGGTATCTCGTCTTTTGGCAATTCCTGAGCCCGATAATTTACACACTTGCTTTGTCAATTCATCTGACATCTTCTTTTCGTGGTCGTTCTTTATTTTCGTGAAGTTCTCCGCAAATTGTTCGTCGTAATCATTTTCCGCAGCAGACCTTAGAACATCCCAGTGACCAATACGGGCTCCTATGAAGTCTAGCATTCCAACAGCCTTTGCTTGGTTCTCAAGAAGGTGGTCTATACTTCCTGATGGAAGACCTTCGTTTATGTACCAATTACAAATTTCTGTTACTCTTTCCCGAGTTTGTTGAAACTCACTCTTTTTCTTTTGTTCACTCATATCCCTATTCTTTTATAAAGTATTCGGTGTAAATATTCTCTTTCCAATGAAGAGGTATTTCAAACCTTACGCAGTCGTCGACAAAGCCTCCTACATCTTTAGGGGTGGGTATGAACACGTTAGGCTTTATCATGTAATGTTCTTCTTCGAGGTCGTGAAAATTACCTCGAATATCCTCAGAGAACAGAAGAAATAAAAGGTCAAGACTACAATGCCTACGATAAAGAGCGTGAAGGTCAAAATAAAAGTCTGCATCATTCAACCTACCGAACTCAAAAAAAGCGTCAGCAAATCTTTTCACCCTACGAGGATTATCCTCTCCGTAAACATCATCAAGATATTTACCGTAATCGTTTAATTCATCCTTAGTTGCTTTCATTTTTGTAATGCTTAATTAATCGTTTTAATGTTTCTTGCGCCTTTAGTAAGTCCTCTAATCCATTCTTGTCTTTATATCTGGTGATGTACTTTATACAATTTCCTTCAAGTAATCCAAGGTCGTTAGCTAAACAGAAGTCGTAGACATCTATCTTGCTTTTGTAGTGCTTAGGCTTTATTGGGTTCGTTTCTTTTTCCCGTAAATCTTTCATTCAGCAAACATAAACATCTTTTCAACATAACAAAAAGAAAAGTTGGGAAATAAACCTTACACGCCCAATTAAAAAATATTTTGTACTTTTGTATCTTCTTGGCGGGGGGCAACGAAAAAAAAGGATATATTTGGAGAACCATCTAGGTTACCATCTAAGCCCTCGCAGTTCGTTGTCTTCGCCGAGAACGTATGGAAAGCGGGGGCTTTTTTTTGCACCCCAAAGGTGTCAGGGCAATCGGTTAATTCCTCCCTGTTCTCCACTTATAGGTGGATTGATTTAAAGGTGAAATTTCAAACACCGAGCAACGGAGTTTTATTGTGTCTCCGTTTATGTCATTAAAATCAAAAACTACTTATCGAAAGGTTGGCAACACTTTCCTGCGATAGGGGCGTCCGAATCGTACCGAAATAAACTCATCGGGAAGAGACTCGTCTGTTGAGCTGTTTTGCTTCTTTTTCCTTTGGGGGCGGGGGCAACACTTTTCTTCAGGCAACCTCTCCAAAACCTCTAAAATCTATCAGAAAGAGTTTGAATATTCCTTGATAATCTGCCGTAAAGTTAGTATATTCGTAGCTTACGACTCACAACAAAACTTATGGCTAAAGAACAGAAAAAGAGTATCTTAGATAAATACCCTAGTGTTAAGAACAGAGAGGTAGAAAACGTTAAACGTTTTAGTTCCCAAAGTATTTCTATTGATAAAGCACTCGGTGGGGGATACCCTAGAGGTAGGGTTATAGAAGTTTACGGACCTGAAAGTTCAGGTAAGACAACTATCTGTTTACATGCCATTGCAGAACTTAACAGAAAAAAAGAACGGGTTGCTTATGTGGATACTGAACACTCGTATGAGCCAATCTATGCTGAGAGCATAGGGGTGGTTCCTGAGCTATTCCACCTTGTACAGCCAGACTCTGCTGAAGAGGCACTACAGACTATGGTTGCTATGGCAGAAAGTGGGGAGTTTAGTGCTATTGTTTTGGACTCTGTTGCTGCTCTTGTCCCCTCCGCAGAATTAAATGGGGAGGTTGGAGACTCCACTATTGGACTTGTTGCTAGACTTATGAACCAAACCCTTCGGAAGATTACAGGACCAGCATCTAAGACAGGGACTACTCTCTTTTTTATCAATCAGTTACGAGACAGGGTTGGTGTTATGTACGGAAGTCCTGAGACTACTACGGGAGGAAAGGGGTTGAAATTTTATGCTTCTATTCGTCTTGATGTTCGTAGGCAAATAGACAAAGACAAACCAACAGACAACGTAAGGGTAAAGGTAGTAAAGAACAAGGTTGCTCCTCCTTTTGAGTTGGCAGAGTTTAAGGTTCGTTATGGCGTTGGCATTGATAGGGTTAACGAAATACTTAACGAGTGTGTACTTTCTGGGGTAATTCAAAAAAATGGAAGTTGGTTTTCTTATGGGGAGACTAAGTTAGGTCAGGGAGAAGAATCTGTTTCAGAGTTACTTCGAGATAACCATGAGTTATTTGAGGAACTGAAAGCTAACCTTACATCAGATTAGGTATCAGTACCTTATCTTTGTGGGTAAGTTTAAGTTTCAATTACTATGAATATTCCAAGGGATTCTTACATCCAAAGTGTAATTTACACAACCCACGACAACGACTTCAAGTGGAGGCTCGGGCAAGAGGTCGGTAAACTCATCATAACAGAGATTAAGATTGACGAAGCAAGGGCATACCACGATGGTATCTACCGAGTTATTGTTATGGCTAGTTTTGATGGCGGGGCTGAGTATCAATGGAAAGATTACCCTTATGGACAAAATACAGCACTAGAATGGGCAGTTGGAGAATAAGGTTAGCCGATTGGCTTCTTAAAGGGATGTACACAGAGGTTAAAGATAATGCCGTTAATCTTTGGGTAGAGAACGCTGAGTTGAAGTACAACCTTTCCAAAGAAAAAGACAAGACCAAAGACCTAAAAAGAAAAAACAAAAAGCTCGCCGAAAAGGGTTACGGACCAAATGGCGGAAAGAAAAAGAAAACCCTAGAGTCTTCGCACAAAGAAGCAAGGAAAAGAAGAGGAAAGTAATTATGAAAGGAATCGGAAGATATGTAATAAAATTACCTCAAGACTTTGACCTTAAGAACTACGAGGATAAGGTGGGTGAGAACACCATCTATAAAGCCGCTCAGTTCGGGGCGGATACAGAACATCTTATTCAGCACACAGAGCTTGCTGCCGTTCCAGACTCAGAGAAGTTTCTTAAACCAAGTGATGTAGTGTATATGACTCACGGGTTCTTTGATAGGTTGTATCAGTTTAAGACAAAAGAAAACTTTTTTGCTTCTATTGTAGAGGATGAATGGAACGGGGATAATCGTAAAGATATAGATAGTAGAGTTATGTTTCCGTTGGCTCTTTTCGTTCTTCGCGGAAAAAAAACAAAGGCACTTTACGAAAACAACATTTGTGATATAGTGTACAGGGACGGAGACCCTCTTTCTCCTAACAGAAAACCTTTTGCACAAAGGGCAAAGGTGACAGACTCCCGCACACACAAAAAGAAAACGACTATTCTGTTTCTTAAAGACTCAGACTATCACATCAATCTTGGGGTGGTTGAACTTCTTTGTATTCCTGAGCGATGGGTATTTGGAACCTTTGAAGATGGTAAGGTAAATCTAAAGGAAGGATGGAACTCTGTCCGCGCTATCGACGGAGAGGAATGGAAAAAACACAGGTCTGGATACTTCGTTCAAGCTAAAGACTTGCAAGATAAGGGTATCGGGGAGGTTGTGGATGGAGAGTTTGCAGGAAAAACAGTGCTATTCAAAAAGAAGTACAAGCTAGAAGAAACAGACAACGAAGAATTATTCGTTTGTAAGGACACTCAAATTTATTGCACATTAGATAAGTATGAAGGAGTATGAAAAAAAGTCCAAGGAAGAACTCCTTGAGATTCTGTACAAGCTAGGCGCATCTTCAACAAAGGTAAAGGCATTCGAGTCTTACAAAAGACAGATAGATAAAATGATTGACCTATTGGAAGACCTAGATATAGCAACGGCAGATAGTCTTTCGGATAGTTCAGAGAAAACTTGGGACAGGGGAAGAGTCTTGTTTGAGAAACTACCATCTTACATCAAAGACCTAGACGAGATGGAGGCTTCTATAACAGAGGTAAGGTCTAAGTATTCCAAGCAAGCCGTAGAGGGAACAGCAGAATCCTTCTTTAAGAAGTACGGCGAAAAAAAGTAACAACATTGAATGGCCTCATCTTCAGGACGCATAACACTTTCGAGTCTTTATAAAAAGGCTTACGATAACTTTGAAGAAGAAAGAGAGCTTCGGGATATAAATATAAAGCTTCCTGAGAAACCCCCTATAAAAGAAATCTCTAATTACCTAGAGCCATCCGACAAGAAAAGAAAGTTTCCTTACGTAAATCTACCCGACGAACCCTCCGATGAAATAATGGAAAGGGAGTGGAAACGCCGTCGAGAAGGGTTGTGGTTCTTCAATGGAAAAAAGGATAACATTCAATTAGAGTACGTTACTGGGTATCACTATATGTTGCTTCAGTATTTTCCTGTTCTTCTTCCAAGCGGAAACATGGGTAACGCTTTTTTTGTAGATGCACACAGGGATGCGTACTACGTCTGGCAAGAGGTGGAGAGGTCTAGGACGGTAGCGGGATTAATGCTGTTCTCAGGTCGGCGATTTTCAAAGACCACAATGGCAACGAACATAGGGTATTGGAAGACGACGGATGGAAAGAACAGAAAGTTCGGTATTCAGTCTATGACGTTTGAAGATGCTAAGAAGACTGTCTTTCAAGATATACTCATAGCCTCTTGGAAGGAGATGCACCACATTTGGAAACCCGCAGATACAGGTAACGCAAACCCAACAGAAAGCTTAGTCTTTCAAGCACCGCGTAAGGTAACAAATAACAATAAGATAAGTGCTTACTACTTAGGTGGTACTATCGAAACATTCACGGCAAAGACAAACGCTATGGATGGTAAAGCCTTCACCTATGTCTACCACGATGAGATTGGAAAGGCAGAGACGGGCGTAGACCCTGAAGAAAGGTACAACGTTGTAAAGCCTACTATGTTTGTTGGACCTCAAAGACGGGGTACTTGTATGCTCACTACTACGGTGGATGATATGGATAAGGGCGCAGCACAAGGAACTAAAAGACTTTGGGATGGCTCAGACCCTAAGAAAATCTCGGAAAAAACAGGGACTACACAAACTGGACTTATAAGATACTTCAACCCAGCAGACTACGGATACATTGGTTCACACCCAATAACAGATGTACCTTTTGTAGATGAGTACGGTTATTCTAACAGAGAGGCGGCGCGAGAGTTTATCGAAGACCAACGCTCAGAGCTTTCAGGAGTACAACTTATTTCTTTTAAGCGTAAGTATCCCCTTAACGAAAAAGAGATATTCCTTAGTGATGCGGAGGCTAGTTCTTTCGATACTGCAAGTATTGTGGAGCAAATGGATTACAATGAGGGTGGTGCTAAAGACATCATTCGTAGAGTTACTTTCTTCCGTGATGCGGGTAGTGGTGGTACTGGCGCTGTTCGGTGGAGGGAAGATGAGAACGGCCCTTGGTTTATCCGCGATTTTCCCGCCCCAGAAGACCAAAACAAGAACAGACCTATGCAAGAGGATAGGACTCAATTAGAGCCTACTAGAGGGTACTTTAAGATGGGTGTTGACCCTTTCGGTTCATCTGAGGTTCGAGACAAGCGTAGGGCTTCCAAGGGTGCAGGGTTAATACTTGACATCAACCACAGATGGGTGGCTATGTACCACGCTAGACCCCCGAAGATTGAAATATTTGCAGCACAGATAATCTTAGCCGCTCAATTTTATAGTTGTGAGTGTTTGGTGGAGGATAACAAAGACTTCCTTGTGGGTGAGTTTCGTCGCCGCGGGTTTCTAGGGTATCTAATGTATAACCCATTAGAAAGGGATAAAAAGAAAAAGTTTAAGAAAAGGGGTATTGCCACTACTTTAGATAAGAAGCCTGAGATGGTTCAGGTGCTTGCAAGTGAAATTTACGACCACATAGGCTACAATGAGGAAACAGAAGAGTACGGAGATTGTGCGTTTCAAGCCCTTCTTCAGGAGTGGCTAGACTTCGAGGCTGCTAATTGGACTCCTTATGACCTTACTGTTGCTGCTATGCTTGCTGTCGCTGCTTGGAAAGACCAACGGATAGACCCGCTATCGGAGGTTCAAAGCATCGGGCTTGGGAAAATAAGAAAATTTTCTACAAAAGGTAACGGAGTTACGAGAAGAATTAAGTAAGTTTGTTTTATGAATGATGTATTAGCTAAACAAAAGTTAGAAGACCAGATTATAACTGTTTCTCTTCTGTGCGCTCACTTCGAGGCGTGTGATAACATATTGCTAAACAGCAATTCCTTGTTTACATTCAAGGCTAAGTCGCACGTTAACTTAATCCGCAAGAAGGTAAAGCACCTCATCAAAGACATTGAGAAAAGGCTGTCAGAAGAGCAAGTGGAAGAGTTAGATATGCTTTGTGATTACTACGAGCAAGTTCTAAACCAAGCAGATAAAATGTTAGCTACTCAGATACACGAACTTCAAAATGCTAATAAGCCAAAGGATTAAAAGTTTGCGACAAGGAAAGGAAGATTGGTTAAGGTTCAAAGAAACCATCAACGAATCAGACCTTTCTAAGATAAGCCTTAGATGGTTGAAGTCTACGGCAGACTCTTACGCTGACCACGGCACAAAAGAAGAAAGATTAGGAGGGCTTATAATCAGTATGTTCTCAACTTGTTTTAAGATAGCAGACTCAGGTAACGGAGGAGAACTTTACGATGGGGTTATGAACCTTTCTTCTCACGATGATACAATGGGTAATCTGTTGTACAGGGTTCGCCGCGAACTACCAAAGAATCTCCACGACTTATGGGATGAAGTACTAACACGAACAGAAGAACAAAGTCCAACAATACAAAAGAAACTAAAACACACCCCTTGTTTAATGGATGAAACATTCTACGGAAAATGAATACAATAAGTAAAGATTACAAGAAACTTCTTACAGAACATCACAAAGAAAAAGAAGGTTGGGGAACTAGCGGTGTGGTTCACTTAAAAAAGGTGTTGGACTTAATTCACTCCACAAGTTCTAAGTCTGTTCTTGATTATGGTTGCGGTAAGGGAACTTTGGGTGATAGGGTAAAAGATAAGTTAACAGAAATTGATTGGCTTGACTACGACCCAGCGATAAAGGGGAAAAAGAAAAAAAGGAAAAGCGACTTAGTGGTTTGCACTGATGTCATGGAACACGTAGAGGAAGAGTTTGTTGATGCTGTTCTTTCAGATATTAGCGAGTTGTCTAACGTTGCTTATGTTCATATTGCTTGTGGCGCAGCAGGAGAAATACTTGCGGATGGAAGAAATGCCCACATAACACAGCGTTCAATAGAGTGGTGGCAAGATAAGATAGAGCATAACATGGAGGGGGTTAAAAAGTACTTTCCAGAAAAACACAGACCTCGCGGAGGAATGAGTGGTAGAAGAAGTGGCGGAGATATTGCTTTAACCGCAATCGTAACTAAGTGAACCCAAACGATAAAGTATTTTGGAAGAAGTTGATAGCCCTTCGGCAGCGTAACATAAGCTACCGAGAACTTATTGATTACGTCAGTAAGAAAGGTATAAAGCACTTATCCTTTCGTGAGCTTATCAGTTTGAATGATTCGATAGCTGATAACGACCCAGACTTAGCAACTCGAGCAGTAGCTCAGGTTATAACTACTTTATTCAATAAGATTAGGCTTTGCGATACTTTAATGAAAGCGGAGAATTTCCCGCAAAAAGAAGTGATTCTAAAGATAGGAGTCCAACAGCTCTACGGAAAAGCAGAAACCTACGGACTAAGATTCGGAAACACCTTCACCAACCAAACTTGGAGAATACATAAGTTAGTAGATGAATTGGAAAACGACCTAGTTACAATAATATGGAAGGATGTACTAAGTAGATTAGAGTCCTTAAGCCCATTTATGAAGCTGTGGGAGGAGATAAGGAACCACGACCCTGAGATGTCCAACGGAAGTATTTGGAGGACTACACAGCCTTATAACGGACGGATGATAAACTTTAAAAGGTAGTGCAAAGACCCCCAAGGTATAAACAAGTGCAGATGCCATCCAACCCAGATATAAAAACTAGGGTGGAAGTGATGTCTAAGAACTTGCGGCGGGGCTTCCAAGACTTCAAGGAGTTTCAACAATTAGTAGAGGTGGTTGAACTTAAAGAACTATCCCTTAGGTGGTTAATAAGTATTAGCGATTCTTATCTAACGCACGGAACAGAAAAAGAACGTGCTATATCGGGAATTATCTCTACATTTGCAACCATAGGAGCAAGAACCCTAGACACAGTGACTCTAAACCAACCACTAGAAAACCTACAAGAAAACCACCAAAATCTCTACGATGGGATGATAAGCGTGAACCTTAATTCTTGCGATACCTACCAAAATTACTTTGAAAGAATAGATTCGGTTATTAGGCTAGAACCTTTTCTTTACAAACTTTGGCGGGAGATAAAAGGGCGCATACAGCGCAACAGCAAAGTATTTAAAAAGCTAGACGAACTACACGAAAGAGGAATCTACAAACTTCCTATTTACAGTCAATGGAAAGGTAAGCACTATGAGCAACTATAACTTTTTGTATTGGGATGAAACGAACTCCACTGAAGAGAAAGACAAGGTTGAAATGCCAAAGCAATCTGAAGAGGACAGGGTTAAAAAAGGTATCCCAAGCAAGGGCAAAAAGGGAACGGGCGAAACACAAGGCTTATGAAGAAATCGACAAGAAGTGGGATGGAAAATGCAAGGGGTGTGGTGAGTCTTCATGGACGGCAGGTCCAATACATCACTCTCACCTCATTCCCGAGAGTGTTCGAGCAGACCTTGCGGCAAATGAAGAGAATCTCACCTTTCATTGTATCCCGTGCCATTTAAAATGGGAGGTAAATTCTCCAAAGGCGTCAGAGATGTTAGACTACCGAGAGAACCTTGGACGTCTTAGAGAATTAGATTGGGATTATTATTTAAAATTTAAAGAAAAGCATAACAGGAATGAGTAGAGAAGTGGATAAGAACGCAAAGGAAACAATGCTTATTGGTGTTAACATGGTGGCTGACCCAGTTGCATCAACTCTAGGCGCACAAGGTAAGCTAGTAACTATCAGCACTAAAGACCAAACCGTTCCTGACGGACAAGGTGGGTACAAGATAGTCAGAGGAAAGGCTATAACAACCAAAGATGGTGTTACGGTAGCTAAGGCAGTAACAAGCGACGAGCCTAGAACAGAGGCGGGGATACGCATGATTAAGGAGGTCGCAGAGAAGACTGTTGAAGAGGTAGGAGACGGGACGAGCGGTAGTACCATCCTAGCAAGGTACATGATGAACGAAGGTGTTAAAGCTATTAACGAAGGTGTAAATCACGTAGACTATTGTAACGGAATACAACAGGCTGTAATAGCAGTAACAGAAAAAGTAAAAGAACTTGCTAAACCTGTAGACTCCCAAGAACTTGCCACTAAGATTGCTACTATTTCCGCAAATAATGATGCAGAGTTAGGGGGTCTCATTGGAGAGGTGTTCGGTCAAATAGGTCTAAACGGCGCGGTTAGCATCGAGGAAGGAACAGAGTTTGAAACTACGTTCGACGTAGTAAAGGGTATGGCTATCTCTAGCGGGTACATAACTCACCACTTTATAAATACTTACAAAGGAGAGTGCGTTCTTGAGAATCCTATCATCGTGCTATTCTCGGGAGAGGTAAACACGGTAAACGAAATTACCAACGTCTTAGGTAAGGCTATGCAAGCCAAAAGACCTCTTCTTTTAATCGCAGACATTCAAAACGAAGCACTAGAAACAGTTATCGTGAACAGGGAGCGCGGAGCGTTAGATGTTTGTATTGTTAAGCCACCATCAATGGGAAGCACAAGAGATGACCTCATGCGAGACATTTCTGCTGTTACTGGGGTAGAGTACATTACCAAAGCCCAAGGTCGTAAGTTCAGCGAGATTGAGCCAAACCTAAGCGGGGGTGCTTCTAAAGTTATCGTGTCTAAGAACGATACTAAGATTGTAGGTGGTTTCGGAACAGAGGAACAAATCGCACAAAGAAAAGAGGAACTGGAAGAAAACCTTAAGCAAGCAAAGAATAAGAAGTGGTTGAAAAGCCGTATCTCAATGCTTGAGGGTGGTGTGGCTAGAATCATCGTAGGGGGAAAAACAACCTCAGACATGAAAGAAAGATACGACAGGGTAGAAGATGCTGTGTTGGCTACTCAGTCTGCGGCTGAAGAAGGATATGTAGCAGGAGGAGGAAGTACGTTCAGACATATTGCCCTAAACGAGAAGAAAGCGTTTAACGCAAGTGGCTATAACCCCGACTTCATTAAAGGGTATAACTTAGTACTAGAGGCTTGCATTGAACCTGAGAACACTATTCTTAAGAACGCAGGGCAGGTGCATGAGGAAACCTTTTTAGATAGGTTATTCCCGCCGAAGCAAACGGAACAGCAAGAATACGGGTATGGTTTTGATGCAAAGGAATACGAAACAAAAGTAGACTTAATTGCGCGAGGAATCATAGACCCTGCAAAAGTATTAGACAGATGCTTAAGAAACGCATCTACAAATGCAATTACACTGCTCAAGACAGATTTCTTGATATTTGACAAGTAAGTTTTAATTATGGCTCAGTGGTCTAAGTACGATTCCCAAATAGGAAAAGCGTTAAACAAAAACCCAGACATTAATAATCAGAAGTTGGCTGAGAAGTTGTTGGGCTTGAAAAGAAAAAGTAACGGAGATTCAGTAGACTTGCTGAGAACATACATCGCTAGGCACAGAAAAAAGTTAAAACGTAAACAATCCCCAGCTAAGGTTCTTATTTTTGACCTTGAGACAGCGCCAAACAAAGGTTACTTTTGGGGGCTTTGGGAGCAGAACATTCAGACAAGTTTTGTAATTGAAAATTGGTTTCTTCTTTCTTGGAGTGCTAAGTGGTTGTTTGAAGATGAGATATTCAGTTCTAGGCTTACGGTTAAAGAACTTCGGGAAGGAAACGATAAAAGAATTATTCAAACCCTTTGGGGTATGCTCGAAGAGGCAGATGTGGTAATCGCGCATAACCTGAATAAGTTCGATAAAAAAAGAGCGCAAACAAGGTTTATGATGAACGGACTTCAACCGCCATCCTCTTACCTTCAAATAGATACATTACAACACGCTAGAAAATCATTTTCGTTCCCGTCTAACAGGCTAGATGCTCTCGGGGAATACCTCGGGGTTGGAAGGAAGATGGATACACCTAAAGGTCTTTGGATGGATATTATGCAATGCACTGAAGTAAAGCATTACAAGTCCAAGAAGGCAGCAAAGAAAGCTGATGAGTCTTTAGATATAATGGTTGCCTATTGTAATCAAGACGTTCTTCTTTTAGAAGATGTTTATATGGAAATCAGGGGATATGTGAAACCCCATCCAAATATCGGTCTGTTCTCGCACGAAGAAGGTATGATATGCCCTACTTGTGGTAGCACCGACTTAAAGCTAGTTGGAGAGTACCATACAACAGCCAATTCTTACGATGAGTACAGATGTGAGCATGGTCATACATCTAGGGCTAGAAAAGCAAACACATCCATTAAGAACAACAAAGGGATAATGTCAAGTATCCCAAGGTAGTCAACATTACATCATAACACCTTAGTTCTACGTATTTTTGCACAAATCGTGTATTAATGCCCAAAGGTAAAAACGACAATTCAAAAAAGAAGTTAGGAGCTTTTCCAAATCCATTAGCTAAACCATCAGAAAAAGCCAAAGAAGACTACGGTAAGGCGATGGCTTCTGCCATGTGGTCAAGAGCTAGAAGTGATGGGTGGAGTTCTTATGCTTCCACGCGCAAAAGAATCGTGGAGGCTCGGGAGTGGGTTCGCGGGACTCAAAGCATATCTAACCTTAAAGACCTTGTTAATACAGGCGGCGGTACATCATACGCTCCTTTTAACTTCAACGTTTCCAACCCAATACCAAACCTTTCCAAATCTTTCATCAACAGCGTAACTGGTCGTAACTATGATGTGGTGGCTGAAAGCCTTGACAAAACATCTAAGGGTAAGCTTGACGAGGAGATGAACAAAAAGAAGTTCAAGGTCGCTGCAAAGAAATACAAGAAAGAACTACAGGACCTCGGGATTGATGCTGTCAACCCAATGGAGGAAGACTCTATCCCAGATACCTTTGAAGATGTAGAATTAGACTTTGAGTTAAACTACAAGACAGAGTTTGAGGAGTTTGTAGAGACGGGTATCAACTTCGTGTTTAACAACAACAACATTGAAGAGAAGAAAAGCAACATCGCAGAAGACGCTATTACCATTGGTAGGCTAGGCTTAAGAGTCGGCTTTGACCATAACCGAGACCCATTCTTACGTTGGGTGGATTGGAAGAACGTCATCCATAGTAACTGCAAGAATAAAGACTTTAGCGATTGGTCTTACTTCGGCGAGGTGATAGAGATGTCTATAGCAGAGCTTCAGATGTCATCAGCTAACAAGTTCACAGACAAAGAGATATTTGATATTGCAAAAAGATACGCAGGACCAGATTACGGAAACAGAATTTGGGGGTATGGCGCGTACTACGGGCAACAAGGCGGTTTTGGGTTTGACGATGTTCAAGACTTTAAGATTCCTGTTATGGACTTTATGTTCAAGACAGTAGACGACCAAAGGTATCTTATAAAAAAGAATAACAAAGGTGGAATTTTCCGCCCGAGAAAAGTAGATGACAATTACGAGTTACCACCCAACACAACTAAGAAGCAACTTAAGAGTGTAGGCTTAGAGGTAATCTACCAAGGGTATTGGATTGTTGACTCAGAGCATATCTTCAACTATGGTTTGATGGAGAATATGGTTCGCCCGAGAAAAGACGGAATCTATAGCACTAAAGTAGTATGTCCTTACGTTGCTTACGCGGTGGATATGCTAGACTCTAAGGTGAAGTCTAAAGTAGAACAAATGATTCCCCTAGCGGAGTTTATGATGCTTATAGACCTAAAGCTACAACAGATGGTAGGACTCACGCGCCCCACAGGGGTTGCTGTTGATGTTTGGTCTATGGCTAACCTTAAATCTGTCTCAGGAGCTGCGGGAGAAGAAATGGACTTAGGAGATGCCTTGGAGATGTACAACCAACTCGGTACGTACTTCTACGCATCCCAAAGAGAGCATGGTGGGTTTGTGAACCAAAAGCCAATCGAACAGCTAGACAACGGACTTCCAGCATCTACTATGATGATGATTGAGATGTACCGAAACGCTCAAGAAAGACTTTATCAAATAAGCGGTTTTAACCCTACGGTTGACGGAACCTCTATGGATAAGAACGCTCTTGTTGGTGTAGAGAAGATGCGTGTTGATATGCACAACAATGCCATCCGTCACCTTACCGATGCTTACACAAACGTAATTTCTCGTGCCGCTCAAGTTACTGGGTTGTTCATTCAGGATGCCCTTGAGTTTCATAAGAAGTCAGAGGGTTACGACATGGCTATTGGGTTTGAAAGGGCTTTCTCTTTGAAAGAGATGGCGGGGTACAACTACGCTGAACTTGGTATTACCATTAAGTACAAGCCTAATGACGATGAGAAGGCTTACTTCGAGCGAAACTTAGAACGGGCGATTCAGGGTAGTCAAATAGATATTAGTATTGCAACTCGCGCACGAAGAGTAGCAGACACGTCTATTAAAGCTGCAGAGAAATACTTAGAAAGAGCAGTAGAGAAGTACGCACAACAACAGCAACAATTCGCAATCGAAAGAGGTCAAGCTAACGCACAAGCACAAGCACAAGCTGCGGCAATCGCAGAGGAAGAAAGGCGTAAGACACTTCAACTAGAATATCAGCTAAAGGCTCAGAATGTTCAACTAGAGTATCAGTTGAAACAAGGAGAGTCACAACTTGACCACATTGAGGATATGGCTAAGATTGAACTCAAGGCTGAAAAAGATTCTGAGTTGATTGAGACAGCTGCTGATATGGATAATAAGTCAGATGACGGAAGACCTAATAAACCTACAGACAGGGCGCAGGTAAAAGGTCGTGACGTAATGCCTAGAGTAATACCTCAACCATCAGATAACGCTATTGTAAGGGCGAAAACCTAAGATATTTACCCTCGTTATTAAAGTTCTAAACGTGAGCAATGAGTAAGAAACTCGGTAAGGCTCATCTTATATAAATATGCTATTCTAAAAAGAAGGTAAACTGAGGGAGGTTGCTTCCCTGTTTCTACTGAGGCTAACGTCTGCCTTGTGATTCCTAGTAGGTCAGCCATTTCTAGCTGTGTTAGCTCTCGTGATTTCCTGAGATTACGCATCCCGTTTTTAAGTCGTTTAGTTGTTTGATTCCAAGAGGTTTGAAAGTGTTTAGATTCTTCGTCTATAAAGTCCATGTAGGGAATAGGTTTACATTCAGTACGATAAGCAATGCGTATTTTTGCAAAACTAATAAATTTTAGTCACATAAGTCAATTTTAATTCAATTACTATGGAAGAAGGTCAAATAGGTTTAGAAGATATTGGTAAAGCCGTAGCTGAAAAAAGCGGGGCTATTTCCGAAGAAACAACGGAAGCTAAATCAGAAGAAACAAAAGAAAAGGTAGCAGAGTCTTCTGCCACCGAAGAGAAAAGTTCTTTGAAAAGTGAAACGGATGCTGTGTTAGATTCTCCTGAGAAATCAGCAGAAGAAACAAAGCAACCAACAGAAACCACTGCTGATTGGAATGAGCAATACGCAAAACTCGCGGAGCAAAACGGATACGTTAAGTCCCAAGAGGAAGATGAGTTCATTTCAAGAATTAAGCAGTTACGTTCTGAAGGAGTAGATGTTGAGAACCCTGACTTTTGGGCGGAGAAAACTGTTGATTATTCAGCATTCGACCCTAAAGACCCAAAGCAAGCTCAAGAACTAATCCAAAAAGAACTAAAGATAAAGCGTCCAGACTATAATAGTTTGGATGTTCAAGACCACCTCGAAGAGTCATATCCTGAACTCTATGAGTCGTTCAAAAAAACTGAAGATGACTTCGACACAGATGCGGAGTACGAATCAGCAAAAGAAAAATGGAACGCCAAAGTAGAGAGAGCAAAACGGAGATTGACTCGGGATGCGAATGGTGCTATTGCTGCGTTAAAGGAACGTCAGGATAAATTCGGACTTCCAAGCTCTAAAGAAACACAAGAGCAGCGTGAACAGCGAGAAGCACAACAAGCGGCAGCAGTCCAAGCTTATAATAACTATGCTGATAAAAAGGTAAAGTCATTTGAAAAGCTAGGAGTTGAAGTAGAAGGCGTAGGTCATTTTGAGGTTGAGGTAGATGATTCAACTCGTTCTAATGTTCTCAAGACTATGATGAACATGAACGACCACTGGAACAAATACTTATCCGAAAATCCCAACGACCCTCTTAGCGATGATATCACAACAGATTTAGCGTGGGCATCGAAAGAGTTTAGGGAAAAAGCACTCAATGTAATTGTTGAACAAGCGATTGCAAAGAGTCAAACTGAGATTATTGATGCTCAAAAGAATCAGAAAGCTCCGAACGCACAAAGCTCAGAGTCGAAAGAGACTATTGACATTATGAGGCAGATTGGAACACAAGTTATCAAAAACTCCCATTGATGAGGAAAATCGCGGGAGGATACTAAGGGTTTCATTCTGTCAATTATTAACGTAGAATAAATAAACAACAAACGACATGGGATATAATGTAACCCCTTCAGCCGTTCGTACGACTACCAATAGAAACTACGTCAACTCTCAGGCTATTTCAAGCTCTATTACAAACTTGAACTTGGAGAAGCCTATTGTTGACCCGAACTTAGTTCGTGGTTTCCGCGGTCTGTTGACAACCTTTGTATCAAGCATGGGTGCTATGAATGGTGTAGACAACCCTTGGTACTCTCACGTAGAGAAAGATTGGATTCGTGAAATCGTAAAACCTTCAGCTTCCGTAGCTGCTGGTTCTACAGCGGGTGCTTCAGTAAATATTAGCGCTGCTTCTGGATACGTTCAGAACATCTCTAACTCTGCTGCTCCTGAATACTTCGAGTCTTCTACAAGCGCAGCTTACGTTCCTGCGGTAGGTGATATTCTTGTAGTTCCAAACGGCGCAAGTCCTGTACAGGTTCTTGTTACTGCTGTTTCTGCAGCGCAGTTTACCATCTTCCCACTTCTTTCTGGTGATACAATTCCAGCGGTAGGAACATCAACAGAGATTGTACGTATTGGAACAGCCTTCCCAGAAGGTAGCTCTGCTGCTGCACCTCGCGCTTCTCGCATCAGTGGATATGAGAACAACCTTCAGTCTTTCCGAGACGCTTTCAAAGTAACTGGTTCAGCTTCGGCTTCATGTACTTGGTTAGAGAATCTTGGTGAAAGTGGAAATGGTTATGCATGGTACTTGGAAGGTATCCGAGATACTGTAGACAACCACCAAACTGACTGTGAGGTAACAATGCTTGTTGGTGAGAAAGCCACAAACACTACTCTTGCCGCTGTAGCTGGTCAAGGTACAACTACCACAACAGAAGGTTTGACTCCATTTGTAGAGTCTAATGGTCAGCGTGAAGATTACGCTAGTGCCATCGACTTGGGAGACATCGCTGATATGTCTAAGGCTCTTTGGAAGTACCAAGGTGCTAAGGAAAACTACTTGTGGGTTGGACACGGTTTGTCTGTATCCATTGATGATTTACTTCGTACTTCAAGCGGTTTGACCTCTGGTGGTATTATGTACGCTAACATCAGTGAGGACAAAGCGGCTAACCTTAACTTTAAGTCATTCACTTATGGTAACGTAACTTACCACAAGAATGTACTTGAGGCTTATACTCAGCCGAACTTGTTGAACGCAACAGGATTACAGTATGACATTCAAGGTCTTGTAATTCCAGCCGACAACGTGAACGCACCTAAAGACGGACTCAGAGGACAAACTGAATCTGTTCCTTCTCTACGAATTAACTACCTAGAACGTGAAGACGCGGTTAACGGTTATAAGGAGTGGGCAACTGGAGCAGCTATTTTGGATACTCCTACTGATGACGAAGATGCGATGACCATTCATATGCTTTCACAAAAAGGCTTTGAAGGATTCGCTGGACACCGATTCGGGCAGTTCTATACCTAGAATTATATTGAAGGCAACGTGTGGGGATGGCGACTTGTTCATCCCTGCGCAACCTTCGATAACATAAGATTACATATTTAAATTTTAATACAAATCAATAATGCAAACAGCAGAATTAAACAAGGGTGCTATCTTTGTAGTCAAAGAAAGACCTAACAGGACCTCCACTACTCTCGGGGGAAAATACGGGGCTAAAGGCAACGTAAACACAACTCAACTCGGAATCAAAGCATATGCGACTATCGTAAAAGATGGCGTCTACAAGCAAATCGCTTACGACCCTATTCTTTCCTCTCGCTTTGGTATCTACACAGAAAATTGGGAAATGTCTAATGATGAGATTGATAAGAGATTATCAAACTTAAAGAAAATCGTTTTTAATGGCGGTATCATGTGGACAAGACCTGAAGAGAAAGCTCTTAGAGATTACTTAAGAGAATATATGAAGCGTCCTAACGCCACTCAATCCTTTTACGAGGTTAACCCTGCTAAGACGGCAGAAGAGGAAATGGCTCGGGATATGCTCGAAACAAAAGCAAAACAACTTGTTTATAGCGGAAGCGAGAACGATATCATTAACTACGCTATGGCGCTAGGGATTAAGACAAACGAAGACTCTCAACTAGGAGGTCATCGTCGTCCGTTCAAGTCTGTTCAGTGGGATTTATTGAAATTTGCGGAGGAAGACCCAGAAGGTTTCCTTAATGGATGGCAAGACCCCGCAACAGAAAAGCAAGTACAAGTACGCAAAGCACTACAGAAAGGTGTTATTACGTATGACCAAACACGCAACTCTATTAATTGGAGAAGCAACGGAAACATTATCGCTACCGCTCCTGCTGGCGCATCCCCTGTGGAACACTTTGCAGCTAACGTAGACCATGATGAGCAATACTTCAAGTCTTATCAAGCTATGGTAGGAATGATGGAGGAGGAATCTCCTAATATGACTATTGAAGAGGCTAGAGATTCTATTCAAGACATGGGTGCTGACATCGCAGATGATATGAGCATTGGTACTTTGGTGGAGTTTGCTCTTAACCAAGAGGTAATTGAGACTCGCGCCCCTAAGAATAAAAAGGGAGGCGTAGGATACTTCGTAGACGGAGAAAAGGTTTGTCGTCTCTCTAAGAAAGACCTTTTAGATTTGGTAGAGGTAGATGGAGACTTGCAAGATAAGTTGAGAAAACTTATTGTGGTTAGCTAAAGTTTCCTTATATTTGACATCAGTCATTGTTAATCATTTTTTTACTTTAAGCCCTGTTAGGAGACTAGCGGGGCTTTTTGTTGCCTTACACTATTTCAGGGTGAGTGTTTGTATCTTTGCAATACTAAGAAATTCGCACACGAAAAATGGCAACTACAACCAACGAAATTAATTTCATAACGTCCTTTGATTGGAACTCTAAGACCCTTTCAGTATCGGACGCTTCTGATTACACGGGAACGAACCTATCTAATATAGACCCCATCTCTGATATGCGGGGCTTAATTAAGGTCGTTGACCCTAATGGTAGCACAGCGTATAATAATACGTCTACGGGCTCCCCAGACATCACAGCGGCAGCACAAACTATCGCCTCTTTTAACGCCACAACAAACATCTTCACCATTACGGCGCATGGGTATGAGACTGGACAACCCGTGGCTTATGATAGTCTTGCGGGAACAGATATCACGGGGTTAACAGATAGAGCTAACTACTTTATAATCAAAGTAGACGCTGATAGATTCGGGTTAGCAACAACTTACGATAACGCAATATCTGCAATTGCTGTAGATGTATCAGGTTCTCTTGTTGGGACGCAAGTATTTGTTTCTAAGAACTCTAGCATCACAATCAACCTACCTACTAACTCAGATGGTACACCCGTAACAGGCTCTTACCTTGTTACCCTTACGATGTTTGATTCGGGTTCTACGAGTACTCAGTACGATAGAGTTCAGTATGTTAATCTTGACTACTCACGCCCGACGTTATCATTTGATATCTCGCACAGCGTTATAACTCCAATCTTTTTCAAGTCTATTATTGAAAACTCTTTTTCTGTCGGCGGTGTTACCCCAACGACTACTTACTCTCACATTTTGTATAACCCACCATCAATCGGCGGGAATACAACGGGAGCAGCAGCGACACTAAACACCAACGTATTCTACACAGGTGCTTGTCAAGTAGTAGGAACAGCAACAAATACATGGCAGTTCTCTAACGCTTTCTACTCAGACGATACAACAGCCAACACAATCCGTTGGACTCTTACTGATGTAGTAACAGGAACAGAGGCGTACACTGTAGATGGAACGAACTCTATCTCCGACTACTACCCTTGCATGAAGTCCTTGTTTGATAGGATGGAGGCAAAAAGAACTACTAATCGCGGGGGTTATGACCGATTAAAGGCTGACTTTGAATTGGCTTCTTCTAACTACCAAATGCTAGAGGCAGCACTCAACTCAGATTACTCAACAGATGTTAATACTTATGCTCTTGAGATTCAAAGGCTAACTGGCTGCTCACCAACAACCGCTTCTACGCAAGTATTTGGAATTGGGACTACAAGCGAGATTACCAGAAAGTATGTAGACACTATAACTGGGACAACGTATACTCCGCTAGACGCTAACTCAAACGCAGCATTAGTAGGCTATAGCACTGAAGATATATTTGTTTTCATCGACTCAGAATTTTCTGATGGCGCTGCAGCAACAACCAACACGTTAAACTCAAGCACAGGGGTTATCACGTTTGGAGCTTCATTAATTTCCGCCACAGTAACCGTGTACATCAACAAGCCTTAATCTTAGATGTCTATATTTGCTAACATAAACGAGGTCTATCAACAGGTCTTCAAAATCGCAAACAAGTCACAAAAAGGAGGATATTTAGACTCCACGACTTTCAACCGATACGCAAGGTTGGCGGAAAGCGATTGGAAGAACGATGCCTACTTAAAGTATGATAGTGGACAAAAGAATTGGGACGACATCTCAGCTTTTAGAAAGACTCCAAGCCTCATCTCTTTAGATGGTGCGGGATATGCTAGATACCCTTATGACTATTGGCACGCTAGTAGGGTTCAACTTCCTTTCGCTCAGAACGGTGCAGTGGTTCCTGTTACGGGTGTTGGTGATAACGAACTTGCAGAACTTCTTCAGTCCGAGCTTACACCTATTGACTCAGAGCATCCTGTTATCATTTATTACGATGACAAGTTTCGAGTTCTTCCTGTTGGTCTTAATAACGTAGAGTTTAGCTACTTACGCAGAACGCCTGTACCTTATTGGAACTATACGGTATCAAGTAGCCGAAAGGTCTTTGCGGGAACAGGAGGAGCGGTGGTAAACGATAACATGGGAACATCCTTTGCGAGTAACGACGTAGATACAGGCGGTAATCAAATAACATTAGCAGGACACCCCTTTAAGACGGGGGATGTAGCTTTCTACACATCTAATGACAACACTACTGTTGGCGGGTTAAACGAGAACCAACAAGTTTACATTATAAGAGTAAGTTCTTCAGTTATAGCTTTAGCCTCTAATTACACGGACGCCATTGGCGGGGTAAGGATAGGTCTTACATCAACTCCCACAGGAGAAACGCATTACCTAGCAAACTTCCCTGATATTCTCAGCGGAGACAGCACAGACTTTTTAGTACCCGACTTTGCAACAGATGATTTGGTGTACAGAATTTGTGTTTATCTAGGAATATACCTTAGAGACGCAGAGGTTGTTCAAGCCTCAGAAGCAAGTAAAAACACCAGCAACGGATAAAAGGAATGTCAACGAAAAGGCTTTTAGCAGAACAAGTACAGAAAATACTAACGCCTCGCGTCACTACGGATGCAAAGATAGACATTCGTGAGTGTGAGTTGGCGGTATCGCAAGTGAGGGATAACATTGCTTACACCTTTCTTACTGCGGCAGCTTACCAAGATGAGTTAGACCTTTTCGGTGGTTTTGTTTCTTCTCCTGACGAGTACACGATTCAAAAAGGTGATGACGGAAATTACTTTATTCAGCTTACCTCAACACCTTTAGACCTCCCAAAGAACATGGGCGTCTACGCTGTGTACGGAAAAGAGGATATGTCCACTCAGTACCTTCCTGTTGGAATAAACTTCACAGCAATGTTCAAGGAAAGTGAGGCTCGGGATAACGAAGGCAACCCTGCTTTTGCTCTTCACGCGGATAAGTTAATCTTTCATGGAGATGTGACGGAGGGAACAGGGCTATATGTGGTGATGGTTAAAAGCGGTTTTGATATTCCTTCGCGAGGATTCTTTCCGATTCCACCAAGCTACGAAAGGGAAGTTGTAAGAGGGGCGTTAGAGATGCTTGCCCCTGAGAAGCAAATACCAGAAGATTTAATTAACGACGGAATAGACAACTAAGATGGCACTCAGCGCAAATAAAAGTTTAGAGCAAGTAGTAAAAGACTACATGATTGAGCGTGGGTTTGAGTCTCTTCACGGGTTCAGCCGATACCTAAACATGGCTATCCAAGGATTAAAGATATTGGAGCGTGACGTTTCCTCGCAAGTACAGAAGTGTGAACTTTCAGTTTCTAGCGCACTCACCGCAGACCTTCCAAGTAACTGTGTAAAGACACTAGGTTTTGCTATACTAAAGAACAACACCTTCTACCCTCTTACTCACAGCTTCGACCAAGCGCCTGTAGGAACCGACTCGAACGGAGATGATGTTGTTAGTGATAACGAAGATAGTAATGCCGTTACAGGCATCGGAGTGGGCTTCTACACGACAACTACCACTAACCTTCACGGAGAGTTTATAGGTAGGATGTACGGGCTCTCGGGCAGACAAAACGGAACGTACTCAATAAACCAAGCACAGAACAGAGTAGAGTTCAACAGAAACTTCAGCACTAAGAACCCTGTGTACGTATTCTTCATTGGCAACCCCGATAAAATAGATGGTAAATACAGAGTAAACGAAATCAACGTAGAAGCTATTAAGGCTTACATCCATTGGGCTGATATGCGGTACAAGAGAAGCGGAAGCATGGGCGCAAAGGAACAGGCTAAGATGGATTGGTGTAACGCTAAGATTAAAGCAATCGCCGACCACTCAAGCAAACGAAGAACAGATTGGGAAGATATTATCCGCAAGAACTTCAAAATGCTAAAATTCTAAGATGGCTACCGCAGAGGAAGTAAAAACATTTAGCGGTGGGATGAATAAAGACGACGACCCGCGTTTTTTACCAGATGGTGACTATACTGATGCGCTTAATCTTACCTCAAAGGTCGTAGATGGTACGTCTGGAATTTTAACATCTCAAGTTGGAAATACGGAGATATGGACATACCTTGGCGTAGACGTTTCATTTAATTCATCTAGCGTAAATACAACAACAGACGTTTTTACAACAGCAAGCACGACTTCCTTGATTGATGGCCTAGCTGTTAGGCTTTTAACATTTACATCATCAACAGCCGCCACTACCCAAAACTCAGTTTATTTTATTGGTAGTATTGTTTCTAATACGTCTTTTAAGCTTTACCCAACGCAATCAGATGCCTTAGCATCGACAAATGCTATAGATATTTCAGTTGATTATGGCGCTCTTAATTGGGAGGTTTGTTATGCCTTACCCGTTGGTACTAATACGGTAATTGGGGCGCATGAAGACATTAGAAATAGCAGCGTTTATTACTTCATCCACAATAGTAATGATAATCATGTTGTTTTAAAATATAACTCGCTTGAGAATGTAGCTAGACTAATCCTTCAAGACAACTCTTGGAATCAGCCATTCTCTCAATGGTATAGCCTTTATCAAAGCAGTTCTTGGGGGTCAGGTACTACTTATGATATGCTTGATATTGTGGAACATAATGGTAGTTACTATGTGAGCTTGCAAGATTCAAACTTAGGTGTAGACCCCGAGGGCGCTGATACAACAACCACTGCGGCAAACACAACCCCTGTTTATACTGAATTGTACTGGAAGAAGTTGGATAATTACCTTAACTTTCCATCAGCCACAATAAGTATAACTGGTATCGAGACGTTTGAGTATGATGGAGACACGTTCCTTTCTTGGACTGACGGCTCTAATGAACCCAAAATGGTTAATGTGGATAGGGCTATGGCTTATGGTGCGGCTAATAGATATGCACCAATGGAGCCTGAGTACACAAATCTGTACGCAAATACCCCGCAGTACATCGTAAAGTCTGCTTATCAAAACGATTCTGATGTCGATGGTAATACTGTTGGGCGGAAGATGTTTCAGTTCAGGTATCGTTGGAGATACAGAAACGGGGAAGTCTCGGCAATGTCTCCGATTTCAAAAGTACCACTACCTACCAACAACGTAGCTTCTGGGCAGATAACAGCAGAGAACAATAAGATAAGATTAAAGATACCTGTAAGGGATAATTACAACAACGCTTCCACTAACACAGGTTGGGCAAGTGAGGTTGAGTCTGTTGAGGTGTTCTATAGGGATAATGGAACTAATAATACTGGTAGTTGGTATAACGCCACAACCCTTAAAATAGATGACGCTACGATAAGGTCGCAAGAGGACTTTGCTATAAGTGCAGTTGACACAGGAACGGAGCTAATAACAATAGGAACTGATAGGTTGGCTGTTGGTGACCCCGTTCAGTACAACTCTTCAGGAACAGATATTACAGGGCTTACTTCTGGAACTGTGTATTATGTAACGCTTCCAAGTGGTAACGATGTTTCATTAGCAATATCTATTAGAAACGCATTAAATAGTACAGCAATAAATTTAACTGGTGCGGGTTCTGGAACGCAAACTCTTACTAACTTCTACGACGCTCAAGACGCACCTTTTTGGATAGAGTACGATTTCTATGAGAGTGCCACATCGGTGGCCGTTGATACGTTGGAGGCGAATTTATTGTATGACTTCATCCCGCGAAAAGCAAAGTCATTAACCTTATCTAACTCAAATAGATTAAACTTTGGAAACGTTACAAACGGATACGACTTTGATGTTTCTAATTTAGATATAACCGTATCCTTAAACCCATCCACAACGGAAAACGGAATGGCAGTAAGTGGTTTTAAGTCAGGCAGTTACCATAAGTTTGGTATTGTTTACTCAGACGCTCAGGGGAGGTTGTCTACGATTTACACAAACGAAAATTGTCTTTTCTATATACCATACCCTAACTCTGTTAATACGGACTCTAATTGGCTTAAAATAAATATCGGGCACTCTCCACCTTCTTGGGCTACTCATTATCATGTTGTTTGGTCTGGGAACCAAAGTAAATCTAACTATATTCAGTTTGTGGGGGCTGCGGCAGGCACTCCTGCGGGTAAGACAAACATTAGAACTGTTGCGATGAAAAGTGTTAACGACCTTAATGATGAGGCTGACACTTCTAACGTTAACTACAACTACTCTTTTACTGAGGGTGATATAATCGTACCAATAAAAGAGGCTGGTTCCTCGCCGAGTCCTGATGTATATTATAGGGATATAGGCGGTACAGACGAGGTTGACTACTCTCAAGTATTAGAGTTTGACTCCGCAACCAATACAATTACCTTTGACGTAGATGGGTGGAAAACGTTTGGCGCAAGTGGGGATGTGTATGAGATTTATAGTCCAGCAAATATTTCAGATACATCTCTATGGTACGAGATTGGTGATGCTTATAGGCTTGGGTTTGATGAAAACGGAGCCTTAGCTCATAATGCTTATAACGGAACTTCTAACTCTCAGAACCAAAAGATAGGAGTCCAAGACGCTGTTGTTGTAGCGCAGGCTGGTGATTGCTATATGTTTGGTATCGGTCAATGGATTGACTCCCTTTCCACGCCATATCCTGTATATGGCGGTATTGAGGCTAGATATACAGCGCCCATATACGGGCCTGTCGCATCTTCTATTGGGAGACCTAATGTTGTGAATGATAGTTTTGCGGAAGTAAACTACGAAACAGAGATAGATTACACGGAGCCATTCTTAGATAACACAAACTTCTTTGGCGTATCTAGGGCTTACGATAGCAACTTTGTAGATAACTTAAATCAATCTTACGGAGACATTCAACTGCTACATTCCTATGGTGATTTTATCATCTGCATACAGTCTAATAGGACTTCTAGGTTAATGTCTGATAAATATTATATAAACACAGCTGATTTAAGTGGTAGTATTATAGGTCAAACTAATTCTCCGCTATCAGAGCCACAGTATTTTAACGGAAGATACGGGACTAAAAATCCAGAGAGTTTCGCAGCTTATGGTTCTTCTATGTTTTGGGTGGATACCGGAAGTGGCGCTGTTGTTAAGTGTGACGGAAATGGGCTTATGGATATTGCTGAGATAAAAATGTCTAGTTACTTTGAAAGTAACCTTACATCAAGCACAGCTCAGTCGATAAGAGCGAATTTTTCAGCCGCAAATAAGATAATAGGCGCATATAACGTAAATGATTCTGAATACGTGATTAATCTAATTACGTTTGACGAGGTTTCAGTAATATCGGCAGCAGGGCAGGCTCCGAATTATTTTGAGTTTTATTTTTCAAATCCAGACCAAGAAAAAGGGTATGTTTCCTATATTTCAAATCTTGGATTCACTTACATTAAAGCTCAAGACGGAAGTAATTACAATATTGTAAAAGCAAGCTATTTTCAAAGTGTTGATAATGGATTTGAAGCTTTTCCAGTGCAAACTATAGGTGGCGTTGATTATGAAATTCAAGCGGGAACTCAATATTTAGTTATACCAATACCAACTACGATAGCCTTTAACAATGAGAAGAAAAGATGGAATAGTAAATATTCTTTTATCCCACAACACATGGTTTCTTCTGGAAACTATTTAGCGTCTTTTAAAAACGGGCTTATGTATATTCACTCTCAAGATACATATAGGACGGATAGCGGCTCTAGTTATATTAATAACCCTAACTGGAATAGATTTTATGGAAATGTGTATAATTCGTATGTTGAGTTTTGCGCAAACAAGGAGCCTATTAAGATAAAGGTTCCGTTAAGCATAAACGTTGAGAGTAATCAGTCATGGTCTATGCCGTATTGCATAAATGAGCGCAAGCAAGCGACGGAGCTTGCCGCTGCAGATTTTGAACTTTTTGAGGGTCAATATTGGTCTAATTTTCTTCGTGATAAATACACACCGAATTTAGATTACCCATTGTTAGATGGCGATGAAGTGCGCGGGGCTTATCACATAATAAAGCTAGAAACAGCAATTCAAACAAGCACTCAATCTTTTACTGCGCCGTTACCTATATTGTTTTCAGTAACTGTACTACAACTTTACTCTCCAATAAGCTAGTAATGCTTATTTTTGCATTTAGATTATGATTATTAGTTCTATTGTAAAAAAAGTTCGCGGGATATTCAAGCGCAAAGATATTGCAAAGGAAGCCCTAGAAAGCATTAATGAGAATCGTGGTCTGTTATGGGAGAAGATAGCGATATTTAAAGAACAAGTACTCAGCATAGAGGGGTCGGTAAGGCATCACACAGAAGAGATGGACGACCTTTTTCCCACGAAGCATCACCTGAAGAATGGGATGTACACGCGGGAGGTCTTCATGCCAAAGGGTTCGTTGGTAGTAAGCTTTATACACAAGCAAGACCACCCATCGTTCTTCCTTGAGGGTGAGATGTCTATACTGATGGACACTGGAGAGGTAAAAAGAATTAAAGCGCCGATGCAGTTTCAAACTGAGACAGGCACACAGAGAGTAGCTTATATGCACGAAGACTGTAGATGGACTTGTGTGTATAGGACGGATGCAAAAGAAATTGAGGTAGCGGAAAAAGAAGTTTATACAGAGGACTTCACTGAGCTACCTGAACACGTAATATTGAATAAGAGATGGCTGGAGTAGTAGCAGGATTAGCATTAACTGGCGTAGGGATGGGTATTAAAGCGGGACAAAATTTCTCGCAAGCAAAAAAGCAAAGAAAATCCGCAAGGGGTAAGCAGTTTGCCGAAATGGGGATATATAAGAAGGGGGATGGGACTTACGGTGCTGATAAGAGCCGTATGATTGAATACACAGACCCCGCTACTGGAGAGACTAAACTGGTTCCTCAAGCTTTTGCTGGATTAGTCGCAGCAAGAGAGAACCAACAGAACATGGAACTTGCTCAAGCTGATAGAACCAAGAAACTTGAAGGTCTTGAGAGTCAGTATCAAACCTTAGCACAACAAGGATTACCCGATGCTGTAGAGCGGGGGATGGAACAAAACATACAACAAGGTACTAATCAATTGCTTAGAGGGTTGCAAGCATCACGTTCAGGGCTTCGCGGGTTAAGCGGAGTAGCCTCCCAACAGAATCAAGGCTATCAGAACCTTGCAATGATGGACGCACAAGCAAGGCAATCTGCTACTCAGAACTATCTTAACTTCCAAAACCAAGCTTCGGCAGAGCAATACGCAATGCAACAAGACCAACTAGCGTTAAACAACGCATTCGCAGCGCAGCAACTAGGAATTTACAACCAAGGTCAAGACCAAATCAACGCTCTTTACGGAGCAGCTCAACAGAACATGAATGAGGGTTGGAACACCGTGGGGGATGCCTTTGGTGCTGCTGGTAATATTGCTGGCGCTGGAGGTTTTGGCGGGGGCGGTAAAAAAACCCCAACCACCCCAACCACCCCAACCACCCCACAACAAGGATTATATCAAGGGTTAGGTCAAGGTGGTTATGGAAACAAAAGCTTCGGAGAACTGCTAGCGGATGGTAATTAAGATAGTATAAAATGGCAGGAAGAACACAACCAATAGTATATAAGCCAACGAACGTAACTAAGTACGCTGATGCTTATGCTAACAGGCTTAACGCTGCTGCGGCGGAAGCTAAGAAGCAACAAGCTATTCGTGATAAGCGTAGGCAAAAAATGTCTGATGAGTTGGATGTGTCTATGGCAGGAACCTTTGTCGCTCCTGCGGCTCAAGACGCATGGGATGCGTACCGAGAGGAGAAAATGAAATATCTTCAAGAAAATCCCAACAAGATAAAGCGAGTAATTAGTGAGTTGACAGAATATAAAAAATCTTTAGGCGGGGTTGACGAAGAGTACATAAGAAAATCATCAGCCATCGACCCTAATACACAGCATGGCGTTGATTATGCTATGTCGGAAGCTGCTAAGGGCTTGCCAGAAGGTGCTAACCACAATAATATAAACCAAGTACGTCAAGCTGCTTTGTATCCGTTTAATATGGTTACTGACAAACAAAACCTAGAGGAGGGTATTTCGGCTGCTCAGGCTTCGGTTTTAGAGGACATCTATAATAGCGACGAAAGAGATGATTTCTTTGTTTCAGGTCAAACTATTACTAATATTGGTGACGGGTATCAAAGCACGAAGTTTGCTAGGAATGTAATCGACGATGATACAAAAAAGATGGAAATTGCTCGAAGGATAGTAGGTAGGCTTGAAGATAAGTATTTAGTTGAGGCTAGTTTTCTCGCTAACAACAACAACGACTTTAACTTAGAGACAGAGATTTCTCAAAGAAACATGGGGCTTGCTCCGTTTGCAGGAAAGGCACAGAAAGACGATAAAGATAAAAGTAGTTTTGACTTTAAGTATTTAGGTGATAATGCTTGGAGTAACGGATTGTTCTCGTTTGTTCGCGGTGAGACTAAAAAAGGAAGAACGGCGAAATTCCAAGAGGAGGTTTCTACTGACTTTATTTCTATAGAGAAAGAAAAATCCACAGGAGACGTCCCTATTCAAGAGTACTTCTACGAGGGGCAAAATATTAAGGGTCGGGTAAAGGGCATTGAGAAGGTTGGTGACACTATCTACGCTGTTGTCCCAACTACTATTGATGCTCCCAAAGTGATTAATGGAAAGGAGTACCCTAACAGTAAGGTTAAAAAAAGAGTAGACGCTAGAGTAGAACTTGACCCCACATACAACCTATCTATATTTACAAACGCTTACAAGATAAGCCCAAGTCAGCTAGAGTATATGCTTTCCAATAAGCGTGGTGGGACTCAATCAGGAAATGTTGGATACAATAACTCGAATAACAACAGATTTACTCAGAGCCCTCCACCTACTCCACCATCAATGGGTCAATAATCTAAGTAATAATGAACGAAAAATACATCAAGCAGTTATACGACTTTATAGGTGGCAAAGATGCTGGCTTTGACTACGATGCCTTTAAAAACGACATATCCACAAACGAAGAGTACAACAAGGAGATTTTTGATTACGCTTACGGAGAGCAAGAGGGCATTGATTACAACGCCTATGCGTTTGACACTGGATTAAAAAAAAAAGAACAACCCGATTCAAGTTCTTCTCCAGAACCTACACCTTCGAGCGAGGCTACAAGTACGTCAGAGTCAGTTGGCGTCGCAGTAAACCCATCTGATTACGCATATTCTTGGGGCGAAAGTTCGCTAGAGCCCACGAATGAAATCACGAAGGATGGAGTAGCTGTTAAGCGCCCAGAAGTGACACCAAAGGAGAATCAAGTTGACGCTCAATTTGAAGAGTTCAAGAAATCCCTCCCAACTGAATACGAAACAACGCCCCCAACAGGGCAATACAAGCTTGATGGCGAGGCTATTGGGCGTGAAGAATTACGAACATTATTATTTGACAATAAGTTCATAGATAAAGCGCAAAAAGGGGGCTATGCAATCGAGGTAAACTCCAATGAAAACGGCGAAAGGGATGTGGTTATGGAGAGCCTTCTCAATCGGCAAATGCAGTCAGAAAGTGAGTCGAGTGATAAATGGGATATGTTCAAGGCGGATGTGTATTCTATCGCATCTGGGCTAGAGGGTGGTCCAAATTTAGCCGCCAATGTTTTAGAGGAAATTACTGGATACCCATTCACCAAGAACCCCATTGCTGTGAAGTCGTTAGTTGGCTCTATGAGTCTAGCTAAGATGGCGGAAGATGAAAGAAAAAAAACTAGGGAGTACGAACAAGAGTTTATATCTAATTTAGCGGATGGTAATTGGTCTAATGCGGCCAACCAAGCGATGAACACAGTCACAGGTTCACTACCCACATCAATGATTATGATGGCGACTGGTGGCGGGGCTACAACTTTGGGTGGCATCGCAGCTAAGAGTGCGGCAACAATGATTCCCTTAATGACATCTAGGGAATACGCTGACACTCAGATAAGCCCAGAAATATCTGGTAAGCTAACTAATAGTGAGCAACTTTTAAGGAGCGGTCTTTATGGAACCTTCGAATGGGCTGGAGAAGTTCCATCCGCCTTAATCGGCATGAAGTCTTTTAATGTTATGAAGGCTGGATTAAGAAGTGCTGTATCTAAGGCTGAGTCTCAGTTTGGCAAAGCCGCCGCAGAAAAAGTAGCTGCCGACATAGCCAAAAAAACTTGGGGTCAATTTTACAAAGAGTTAGGTGTCGATGCGGCTTTAGGCGGTGCGGGTGAGGGCTTTACTCAGGTGGGGCAAATGATGACCGACGACCTTATGGGCGTGAAAGACTACACTCTTTACGATTATATGTATCAGGGTTCAAATGCCGCCGCATTGGGGTTGGTTCAATCCACTGTAATGCAGTCCCCACAGATTACGTCAAAGGCGGTGTCAGATGTAAAGAACTTAAGTAAGTTTGGTGATTTAACCCCAGAAGATATAAACCAAGCGGTGGAGGATGGGTTAATGTCAGTAAAGGCATCAGAGGTAGTTGAAGCGGTAAGCAAAACCCTCCCTACTGACTCAGATGAGAAGAGAGCTAACGACGCTAACTTAATAAAAGAGAAGGAAAAGTTAGAGGCTGAAATAGAAAGGGTTGACAAAGTAATCTCTGAGTCAAGTCCGCAAGCTAAAAGAATAGCTAAAATAAACGAAGAGCTTAGTCAAGAGAGTGACCAAGCTAATGACGGAGCTAGTGACCAAGTAACCCAAGAAACGCCAGTAAAGGAAGATATAGAGAAAAAATATGAAGATTTAACTCTTGATGAAAAACTAGAACTTCAAGACATAGCCATCGACCAAATGGAAAATGAGATGGCTGAGCAGGGTATTAAAGAATACGAATTGACCAATGAAATGGTTGATGAAAGAGCATCTCAAATACTTCAACAAGACATAGATAATTTAGAACGTAGCCTAGAAGGTGAAACTAGATTTAGTATAGCCGAAGAAGGTGAGTCGGCATTCGTTGCTGACCCCGCAGACTCAGAAGCTATTACTGAAGAGATGAATCAAATGGATGAGGCTGAGGTAAACTTTACAACTCCTAAAGGTCAAACAACATCTCAAGTTAATCCTTTTGAGGCTAGTAATTCTTCTACAAATTTAAATGAAAACGAGGTTACCGACTTAGGTTTTGAATCACAAGACGATATGGTTGGTGGTATTGAAGAGTTTAATGGAATACCTATGATTACAGGTGTTTCAGATATCGCTGCAGGTGGAACAATAAAAGATTCCAAGGGTAACGATATGAATGCAAAAGGTGGTGTAATGTTTAATGCACTTGCTAAAGTTAAAGCGGCTTGGGCAGGAGTAAAAAGAGAAACATCTCAAGGTCAATATGATAACGCAGTTAAACTATACAAAAAAAATAAAGACTTATTTGACAGATTGTGGGATGAAGGAAGACTACCAAAGGGACATATTCCAATGGCGATTATCCGTATGGGTAATGATGCTATCAATTCAAACGAACTTGTATTCAGGTATCTTGCACCCGAGATTAAAGAACAATCAACAGAAAACCAAACTGCCGCTTTAAATGAACTTGTGTCTGACTTAAAAAGAAGGAAAGGAAAGTTTGGAAACAACCCTAGACTTCTTCAGTTTATAGGAGATAAAAACATAAAGACCTTAGGAGGTTTAATGGATGCGGTTGTTTTTGATGCGAATGCTAGAGCAAAGGGAGATGTAAACAACACTTTAACTCTTAATGAAAGAGCGGAATTATTCTACAACATAACCTCACCTGAAGGAGTTTCAACTCCAAACAAGACATTCTTAAAAGCACTATACAAAGGAACAACGGATAACTCAAATGTTTTTGCTTCAGATAATATTTATGCTGCAGTAGGTGAACCTTCTATGATGAAGGCAAACAAAGGAGACGTGGTTTCAGTTGTAGGTGTAGATGTTTTGAATGGTGGTGTTATAGATATAGACCACCCTAACTATGGTTCAGGTCCAAAGGGTAGATTGATTAAGCTTATTAAAAATCCAACAAGCGGAATGGAAGTATTCCCTGAATGGAAAGCAAAATCAAATAGAGTATTTAAAAAGGATAAGGCAGGAAAGAGACCTTCAGATAAAAATGTTTCATCTCAAACTATGGGAACTGTAGCTAATGATAAGGCATTTCAGGGTGCATCAGTTCAAGCTGATGGCATAACTGATATGCAACAGTTAGCTGCCAAATTTAGATTTGCATTTCCAGATGTAACTGTAGTAGAAACACAACAGGAGTTTGATGCTATGTTAAAAGAATCAGGTGTTAGAACTAAGGTTTCAAAAGGTAAGACCATTCTTGGTATGACTAAAGATGGTAAGGTGTTTTTAAATCCTGACCAAGCTTCTTTAGGTACACCCATTCATGAGTTCGGTCACATATGGATTGATTTTCTAAGGTCTAAATCTAGTGGTATAAAAGGAACTAGACTTTTAAAAAGAGGATTAAAACTTGTGGAGGGAACTCCTGAATTAAAAGCAGCTATAGAAAAATATGGTGACAACAAATTAGCTAGAGAGGAAGCGTTAGTAGAGTTGATGGCTACAAAAGGAGAGACCATTATTAATGCTGCAAAAAAGTCTAGGTTTAAAGAGTGGATGAATGCCATCTTTAAATATATTAAAGAAAAATTTACTACGCTTGAAGGTCTTAAGACAAAAGAAATAGAGTCAATGTCTTTAGAAGACTTTATTAATACAGGTCTTGCTGATTTATTTGCAGGTAAAGCAGTTGATGCAAAATCAAAAATAAAGTTTGATGCAGCTAAAGAATCACAAGGTGTGATGCCAAGGTTCTCATTAGGAGATGATGTTGCTGCGTTTATAAAAGATGCAAGGGGACAGGGTATCTCGGAGGTTGCTATTAAAACTGTTTTAAATAGAAGAGGTGTTTCAATGCCTGATATAAAAGCAGCGTTTGAAAAAGCGGGGTCTAAAGCAAGCCAAAAAAGTAAGGTTAAACCTGACGTAGCTACTACGGGGGTTAAAGATGTTGTCACGCCTGAGATACTAGAGCAAGGAAAGAAAGAGGTCACCGACGTAACTAAGGGAACCTTTTCTACTGCCAATCCAGTAAAAATATTCAAAGGTATAGGTGGAAAGAAAGATTTACAAGGCTTTAGGATAAATGCTCACAAAGGAGCGAAAGGTGTGTTCTCTTCAGTGGACTCTGAATTAGCCGCTACTTATGGTAGGGATGAAGGTGTAGCCGAGGTCGTAATACCTAAAGGTACATCAATAGAGGTTGTAGAGGTTGATGGTACTGGGATGAGGATGAGTGATTATCGTGCGGATGAGGTTAAGGCTATTAATAATTCAGATGCGCAAATCGTAAAACTAATCACTATTGATGGGGTGATGAAGGCGGGCGAAAAAAGGCAACAGCAATACGTTATAAAGGATGATTCGTTAATTGAAGGACTAAAAAAAGAAACACCAAATGAAGAAGTTCAGGCTAAACCTGATGTAGTTGATACGAAAATTGAGAAGGAAGCGCCGATAGAGAAAGAAGAATCTCCGAGATTAGAAATAGACTTAGATGAGTCAACTAAATCTTGGGTTCCCAAGAAGCTAAATTCAGCACTTGAGGGTATTCGTGTGGGACTTCAAGATAGATGGTATAGATTAAGAAAAACCATACGCCTTGCTAGGAAGGCTGGCGCTGTAATATCAGATGAAATTGACGCATACACCAAGCGGGAGTTGCAATCTGGAAAAGTCTCAGAGAAAGTTACTAAGTTTAAAGAGTTAATAATAAAGTCAAAGCCTAATCAGAAAAATGCTCTTCTTGAAGATATGCAAGAGGATGGCGTAACTAACTTGGATGAGTTTGGTTTATTTATTTATGCTCAACACGCACCAGAAAGGAATCAGACATTAAAGGATAGAGCGGTGGAGGAAGGCCGAGAAGACACGGAAGGCTTAAGCGGCATGACTAATGAGCAAGCTCAAGAAATAATTGAGTCTATGCCTAAAGATAAATTAGCTAAATACAAAGAGTACGCCAAAAGGTTTAGGGAAGAGGTTATACTTCCCTCTATTGATGAGTTGGAAAACTCGGAGTTAATAAATTCAGAATTAGCTAACACACTGAGGACTAAGTGGAAAAACTATGTACCCTTAATGGTAGAAGAGTTTGTTTCGGATAAAGCAAAGTACCCAAGTCCTAAGTTTAGTGTAAGGGGGAAAGATATTTATAAAGCTAAAGGCTCTAATTTCTACGACAACAAATCTAGGGTTAATCCATTTATATCTGGAATAGAGAGGTATATAAATTATGCGTCAAGAGCAGAGGAAAACAGAACCTTTCAATCTTTGGTTGGGTTAGCTGAAAAGATTAACAACCCAGATATTTTAAAGGTAATTCGACCTAAATACGAATCAGTAAGGGATACAGATGGCAATACTGTATATGTTAGAAGGAAGTTTGAAAATGAGGCTGGAAAAAACTTAGTTGAGGGAAAGATAGATGGGAAGCCTGTTTTAATTGAGGTTGTAAATAAAAATCTGTTTGATGCTTTAGAAAACAGTACAATATCATTGAATAAAGTAGAGCAAGTTTTGAATGCGGTTAACTCATATCTACGCGCAGTAAACACACTGATGAACCCCGAGTTTATAGTAAGAAACTTTGTGAGGGATATCCAAACCGCTTTTATTAATATTTCCGCTGAAGATGCTAAGGGTATGGCTGCTCAAATGGTTAAGAATGTGCCTAGTGCCATAAGGGGTATTATAGACAATCAGCGTGGTAATGAGACGGAGTGGTCTAAGATATATCAAGAATTAAAAGATGAGGGTGGTGATGTTAGTTGGTTAGAGGCTAATGATTTAACCAAGATTAAGAAAGACATCGACGCTAGTATTAAGAGGTATGATAAATCTTCGACAAAAAGGAATCTAATAAGGGCTCTTGAGTCTATTGGGGGTGGGTGGAATACGTCCATGAAGGCAACGGAAATGGCTACTAGGGTAGCAGCGTATAAGACGGCAATAGACAAAGGGTATTCAAAGCAAAAGGCAGCGTCATTAGCTAAGAACTTGACTGTTAATTTTGAAAAGAAGGGTGTGTACGGGAGCTTGATTAACTCCTTTTACTTATTCGCAAACGCGGGGATTCAAGGCTCCGCTGTTATATTTAAGGCAATGAGTAAAAAAGGTGTTGGCGGTAATAGAGCAAGGGCTTTAGCAGGGTCTATTATTGGTATGTCTTTTCTTAACGCCATGATAAACGATTGGGTTGATGATGATGATGAAGTTGATAAGCTGACAGAAGTAGATAAAGAGCGTAATATGATATTTATGTTACCTAACAAAGAAAGGGTTACCATACCACTTCCGTATGGATACAATTTGCTTTGGGTTACGGGTCAGTTATCGTATGATATGGCTAGTGGTAATAAAACCGCTGGGGATGCGATGGCTTCATTTTTACGAGCCTTTGATGGGGCGTTTAACCCATTATCAAGTGGTAACTTAGGTCAAATGTTCACTCCGACTATTGCGAAACCATTCGTTCAGGCAGCTACAAACAGAAACTATAAAGACGCTCCTATAAAACCAGAGGACAGTCCAGTCTCCCCTAAACTAAAAGAGTCGTCTAAATTTTTTAAAACCGCTAGGGGGAGTAGTAAAGCGGTAACAGACTACTTAAATAAGGTAAGTGGTGGGACGGAGGTTGTTTCTGGCAAGGTTGATATAAGCCCAGAGATAATAGACCACTACATAGACTTTTTAGGTGGTGGTTTAGGTAGATTTGTCACTAACTCAGCAGATATTCCTTATAAAATAGCTACTGGTGAAGATATTTCGACAAACAATATACCCTTTGCTAGGATATTTTACAGAACTCCTAGTAGTGGGAGAGACCTACAAGTAATATACAGAACCATTGAGGACTCTTATAAGACTAAGTACAACGACCGACAGAAGCAAAAGTTTTTTAACTCTCTTAATTCTGCGCTAGAAGAACAGGTGATAACTGTAGATGAGTATGAGGGGTTTTTAGATGATTTCAATAGGGCTGAGATGATAAAATCTATTTCAGAGTCTAATCCAGATTTAATGTTAGAGGATATTAAGGAGATTTTGAAGGATTAAAACCTTACACCCTAACCCACTTGGTATTCGTACTTTTGCAAGTAAACTCATACGAACATGAAACTAAGACAAAAAATATACACAACCAAGGACACTTGCCCTCCTGCAACTACCGCAGCCTCGGGTAATATAACGTCTTCAGGTGATGTATTTACCACTACCACAGCAGTACTCTCAAAAGGCGCTTTTGTTTGGAATGAAACAGATGACGAACTCCTTGAGGTTATTAAGATAGACCGAGCAGGAACATCGGGGCAATTCGATAAAACTCCATCAACAGCTTTTTCAGCAGACGCAAGTTACAAGTACATAGCAAAAGCCGATGCAAAAGGAACGCTTTCAATCTCAGCAGCTTCTCCATCAGGGGGTGCGTCAGACGTTATTGATGAAGATGGGAGTTCAATGGCTCTTCCCGCATCTACAAGCCTTACAGGCAACTCTGAGGGCGCACAAGTAGGCAAGAAAGTACGTCCCGTAATTATAAACGGGGCAACACATAACGCAACGGTATCTTACCCTCAATTCTAGTAAAAAGATGAGTTGGATAGGGGATTTGGTAACTTTCCTGATAACCTCGGGGTTGTTGGGAATTGTGGCTAGGTACATAAAAAAGTCATCTGGGCAAAATATATTTGCTAAAGGCTTTTGGACTAAGGGGCAGTATCAAGAGCAGTTAAAGAAGGAGATTGACCGAACCACAGAACTCTACAAGGAGATGGACTACTTTCGGGATACCTTCAACTTAAAGAGTATTGATATTGTGGAATTTCATAATGGGGACTACATAAACTCAAGGTCAGTTCAAAAATATACAATGACATTTCAAATGTGTAGGGCGGGTGTTCCAGAGACGATGCATTTATATCAGGACAAGCCATTAGAGGACCAGTACGGGCTTTTAAATCTGTATAAGCAACGTGAGGGCAATGTTGTGGTAACGGACAAGGACAACTTACCAAAAGACTCACCGCCACTGTTTTTGGAGAAGATGATACAGTTAAAAATAACGGGATATGTAGCTCTTGGTTTATTTGCAAATAAAGAAGATGTTTATCCTAGAGCGATTATAAGTTGCGTATTAGACGAGGAGGCTAAACGAGATGGGCTTGATGTTGAACTAAATATGCACAGCGACAAACTAAAAGCCTTAGTGCTATCTGGATTAAAGCCATGATTAGTTCTATAACCATATTAAGACTTTTGAGCTCTAAGTGGACTTGGTTTGCTCTTCTTGTCACTATCATAATTGCGCTGTTCGCCATGTATCGTTCAGCTATGAGGGAGTTTGAGAGGCTTGAGGGAAATGCAGAGGCTATTAGGATGCAAGACCAACGCACTATAAAAGCAGAGAATCTTAAGGTCGCCGAGATGGAAGAGTTTTATGCGTATGACTTACAGGTTCTTAGAGATAGCCTCGCGGTTAAACCTAAACAAATCATTAAGTATCAGTACATCAAGAGCGTTAAGAAAATCATTGACACTATTGAGATACACGATACCATCGTAAATAGTGTTCCGTATTTCACGGCAAACTACAATGACAAATGCGTGGATGCTACGTTCATATGGAAGAACGGGGACACCGCAGGGATATTCGACATTAATGTGGAGACAGACATCTACGTGGCAGACTACTGGAAGAGAAAAGATTTATGGGGAAAGAAGTGGCTACCTAGATGGGGGTCTAAAGAAGTTTTTATAGATGTGGTTAATAATTGCGGCAACGACACAATCATTACTAACCGAAGAATAAACATAAAGAAATAGTGGTAAGCACAGGACAATTAGTTGTAGGTGGCTCAGGTGACTTTCACATAAAACCTTAAAGCTGAAGATGAACAACTTAAAAGAAATCAAGAGTACTGTTGTCGGCATCACCCTATTTATTGTAGGGTTGTCGCTTGCGTCAAAGGCGTACTTATCAGACACTACTGCAGTGTGGAATGACTACATAATGCCAAGCGTTCTTATGGTGTTTGGTATTGGGATGTTGTTCGCACCAGACAAGACAATTAATTGGATATTCAAAAAAGCAAACAAAAACGTAGGAAAATGAAAAGAAAAGGACCCACTGGATACAAAAAACGAAAAGTATTAAAGAAAAAGACTACTTATACTCCCCCTTCAAGACCAAAAAAGGGCAGTGTTAGAACTAAAAAATATTAATCATAGGAGACCTAACAAAAAAAGAAAAGAAAGGTTATTAAGAAACGTGGCTCAAAGTAGAACCAGAAGCAATACCAGAAAAAGAAATAAGAAGCGCAATATGGGCAAGTTCCGTTCTATGTTCGAAAAGAATTTCGCCCAAGATTGTCAGAAAAAAGGTATTGATTTTGAATATGAGAACCTTAAGATAAAGTGGACGCCACCCCAGAAGACGTACAACCCAGACTTTATGTTTGAGAAGCACGACGGAAGCCTTATGATTATTGAGACTAAGGGGCGGTTCACCGCAGCGGATAGAACCAAAATGAAGATGGTTGTAGAGCAGCACCCTGAGTTGGATGTAAGGATGGTTTTTCAGAACGCCTCAAACAAGATTACAAAGGCTAGTGGTTCAAAGACTTATAAGGAGTGGTGTAAATACCACGGGATTAAGTGGAGCGAGAAGACGATTCCTGCAAGTTGGAGAAAAGAAATAAAGCAACAGATAAAGGCAGCGTAACAATGGTAAAACCAAGAAAAGGAAAGGCAAAGGTAAAAATTACTTCAAGTGGCAAAAAAGTAAGCTATGGTCAAGCAGGTAAAGCAAAAGGTGGTGGACCAAGGGTAAAGCCCGGCACATCTAAAGGTGATAGCTATTGTGCAAGAAGTTTGGGAATAAAGAAAAGATTGTCTGCTAAAAAAAGAAATAACCCTAATACACCAAACAACCTTTCACGAAAGCGTTGGAAGTGTGTAGGTGCTAAATCAAAAAGATAAGCTATGCCTAAAGATGCTTGTTACAGAAAAGTTATGAAGAGTTACGGCAAGTGGTCGGCTCGTGCCGCACAAGCAACTGCTAAGTGTAGAAAAAAAAGTGGCAAGGTTAGAAAAACTAAAGCAGGTTCTGACTTAAAGAGATGGGGTAAAGAGAAGTGGATAGACACTCGCACTAATAAACCCTGTGGAACAGGAGGTAAGAGTGAATATTGTAGACCATCAAGAAGAGTGTCTTCAAAGACACCAGTTACTAAAAAAGAAATGTCTTCAAGGACATTAAAGAAAAAGCAATCTGAAAAGGCAAGGATTGGAAAGCAAGGTGCAGGAGGCAAAAAGGTTAAATCAGTTAGAAGAAGGAAGTAGTAATGGCAAGCGTAGGAACGGTATATACGGGAATTATCATTAGAGGTAGTGGAGGTAGTGGAGGTGGTGCTCCTCAACTTATTACTCTTTACAAAAGACCTCCTGAACCAGCGCAAACTACATCTTACGATACTTATGATATAGGGTGGCAGCTTGCGAACGGCGTTTACGCCAATTTTAACAGCACCACAGCCACAGGTTTCCAGTTGCAAACGCAAGAAATTGATTTTGCTACAGATTCAACAGGAAATACCCTGCTTCATAATAACCCTTTCGGAAACAAGGACCGTTGGACAGATGAAAATGGTCTGCAAGTTTATGGTAACAATGTGGCTATAGATAACTTAACGGGAATAAGGTGGAAGCGAGACATAGACGATATCAATTTTAATAATAGTTCCATCGTTTATGCTACCTTATTATCTGATACGGTGGCGCACACAGACCCCTTAGGAAATTCGGATTATTACCTTCCTTCTATTGAGCTAGTCAAAACTATTAGCATAATAGATATTAATCAATCAACAATTCAATATACGGCAGCTTTAACACCAAATGGCGTTAATGGTAATCATTTGTTTATGACTTCTACTTCAGGTCCGAATTATACTACTCACTTTTACTCAGTAGCGCACAGAAATAGGTCGCAACAGTCTTTGTATTCTAAGACGGGGTCACAATTTAGAAACTATGCAGTGCCTTGCGCAATCCTACCACAACCAACGACAGCAAATCCATGATACTAGCCAAGATAGACCAAAGACCCTCAAAAGTTGAGATATATTCACTAAATATAGTGTCATTGAAGGCAGACATACCGCTAGGTGTACAGCTAGGCGTTGACGTTACTATAGAATTTATTACTACTGAAAAGGCTGGCAAGCTTAGAAATGTTAGGACTATGCACTTCACAGGCCCTCATGCCTCTGTATGGAGTAAAGAGAAGGCACTCGCCGAGGTCCTTACTTTTATTAATAACGGCGGAGTCATTATTACAGATGTAAAATATCCAGAAACCGAAATAGTATAAACATACATATAAATAGGTACTGATGAGATATAAATCTCAAATAAATTAAAAGGAGAAAGTAGTAATGGGAAACATAGGAGCGTCTTCAGGAATTAATAACGGCTCGGTACTACCGCTAGGGCTTAGTTCTGGGTTGCACGTTAAAGGTGCTGGCTCTACTCCTAGCCCTGCGTTTGAGGGACTGCTAGACACTTACACTGGGGCGGTGGCTGCCTACGCTTACATTTGGCTTAATGGAACTTACTCTGGACCGCTAGTAGAATTAAGAAGAAGCTCTGATAACGCCACAGAAGACTTTTATCCTGATGGTGACGATATCCTATCACTTACCTCAGAAAGCAGCGAAGGAGTTACTCTAGCTACTTGGGTGGGTGCTAACGATGCTTATGTAAGAACAGCGTATGACCAAACTGGCAATGCAGCGCATTGGTCAAGCACAACAACAAGTCGTCAACCTAAGATTATAACCAGTGGAGCTTTGGAGGTGGACGCCAACGGAAATGTTGTTGCATACTTTGATGGCTCGCTAAGTTACTTGCAAAATACGTTTGCATCTTCGGTCTCTGACCCCTCTACATTCGTTCACGTAACAAACACCTTAAGTGTTCCCATACTCGGGTCTACCCTTGTAAATAGTAATGACAATGTAAATGATAAAAGACTTTGGTATAGGAGTCCATCTATATACAGGGTTAGAAATGGTGGTGGTACAGAGGGTAATATGACTGTCGCCTCTGGCGCGTTCATACAATCTAGTGTCTTTGAAAACGGAACAAACTTCAGAACTGCAATAGATGGAGGTTCTGTTAACACGCTAACAGTAAGTGGAGCTTCAACAGCTACAGGTACTACATTGGGGGATTGGAATGCCTTGACTAGACCGCTAGAAATGGAGCAGTCCTTGTTCATTGTCTTTGACAGCGACATAGGGAATACAGACCTTCTTGCGATAAACTCAAGTATAAACGATATTTACTCACACTACTAGGTATGTATTACACAGGTACACAGAAGCAATGTTGGACTTATGACGCTGAGGTGTCTAAGATGGAGGGGTACGTCAAGGAAGACAACTGGGCGACTACAGTAAAGCACCCAGACAAAGAGCTGTACGCTATATTCAAGCACCCTAAGTATGACTCTGAGGTTCTATCCGAAGTGGTTAAGTTGGATGGTGATTGGCTCGTGCTAGAGGGCACTGTGAGTATTGACGAGAATGTTTACGAAATGTCTGAGGTTACACCCACAATAGAGTTCATATCAAAAAAATCGGTAAACTTAAACACAGAAGTAGACGTAACCTTCTATTATGACCTAGACAAAAAGACTTACACTATAAGACTTCAAGACTGGTCATTATGGAGAACCCTTACGGATGAGGAGTGCTACGACACACTAATCAAAACACTACAAACAAAACAAGCGGTATGATTAACAGATTGCAGATTGTTAGGTACTACACAAAAGAGCAGACCGAAGGAGATATATATGTCTTTGGTGAGGACAACGGAATAGAGTGGACGTGTAAAAGCCTTGAATTAAAGTGGTTGGACAATAAATCCAGAATTAGCTGCATCCCAGAGGGGGAATACACTGTCGTTGTTCGGTACTCAAAGAAGTACAGCCGCCACCTGCACATTACAGACGTAGAAGGACGTAGCTATATTCTAATCCATTGGGGCAACTACGCTGGAAGTAAGAACCCGCGCACAGGCAAGAGCGATATACAAGGTTGTGTTATGACTGGGAACAAACTCGTTGACATTAACAACGACGGAATACTAGACGTGGTAGCCTCGAAGAAGACCTTCAAGGAGATGATGGAGTTCTTCCCTGACGACGACCAGAAGATAGACCTTCTAATCACCGCAAAGAACGACTACCCTACGGATTAATAGGTTTCTGTGGGTTTTCTGTCGGGTGGCGTGTCGTATTTATTAATACGTCTAAAAAACGGGGATAAGGACAAGACTTACATCTCGTAGCCCCCCTATCCCCGATATATTTCACCAGAGAACCATCTTTACCCTCTCCAACAATCTACCAAGTAATGGGCTGTTGTTGTTAATTATATAAATGATTCAATAATAATAGGCCCGAAGGCTTTACTTTAAAATGGTAATGGCTCAGAGTCATTATTCAAACTCTCTGCATCATTAGCTGCGGGTTGCGGTGTGGCGGTAACTCTTGGCTTACTTGCGGGAGAACCTTCCGAACTTCCTAACAGATGAACCTCATTACACATAATAGTAGTATACCACTTACCATTATTCTCTTTGTACTCAACACTGCCCACAACAGAGATACGGTCACCTTTCTTAACGTAAGACTCCACCACTCCTTGAATGGCTTCTCTCCAAATGTCAACATTGTGCCATTGGGTATTCTCTTGCTTCTCTCCGTTTTTATTCTTGTAGCGTTCTGTTGTTGCTATTCGTAGCTTCACGACTTTTCCTCCCGAAAATTCTTTTACCTCGGGGTCAGCGCCTACGTTTCCAATTAGTATTACTTTATTCATGTTACTTAGCTGTTATATAGTTAAACAATTTGGTTGCCTCTGTTACTAGGTCTTTACCATCTTTAAATTCTTTGTACGCTGCCATTAATGCTGCGTTGTTTACTGCCGAGAGTCGGGAAGTAAGAAGAGAGTCATCCTCTCCAAACTTTTCAATTCCGTCCGTTAACCCTCCGATGGTAAATGCTAGTATTGTAGATAGGTCTTTCCCGCTAAGAACCTCAGACCCCTTAGCACTATTCACACTAACAACAGCATGCACAGCATTACTCTTACACATACGCTTAATGTCTACAAATTCAAGTCTAGGCTTCTTATACCCACTACTCTTACCACCGCCACCTTGGGTGTACTCTCTTTTAATCTTGGGGTTTCCTTTCTTATCCGTGAGCAAGGAGTACTCAATCTCCCCATTTACAACCAACCAATCTGGCTTAGAACTCATAGTTGTAATTTGACCTTCGTCTCCGTTGTCCATAACAACTTTGTGGAACCACATGGGTTTAGCACCTCCGTCCCAAGACTTATTTGCGTAGTCTATGCTTTTAAACTTTGCTTTTTTCATTCTGATATAATTTGATTTATTCGTTCTGTTGTTGTTTGTATTCGTATTAGTGATTCGTAGGTACTTAGGAGTGTTGCCACCTCATCGTATTCATAAGATTCTTTTTTCTGATGCCAAACTCCAAGAAACTCTTTAGCTTTCTCTTCTCGGTCTTCGGGGAGGGTGTCTATGTCTATCATAATTCAAATTTAAGTAAAATTAATGGGAACAGCAATGGAATGTTCGCTTATCCCGATTACGAGTCTGTTATTCAAAATCATCTGTTTTATATTCCCACTCGTCCTCTTCTTGTTCACTATCATCCTTGTACGGGAGCCTAGCCCTGTGTTCAGCTACGCTATCCCGTGAGTCCACTTGTATGTATCCACACCTATCCTTTCTCATACTCATAATAAATGGGTCATCGTTAGGGCTTGGCTTTCCACCTGTCTCTTGGACTTTTATCTTATCAACGTGTATCTCAGTGTACATCCATTCGGTAGGGTGTTTGCTGTTCCTGTGTACTGCTAGGAAGTCGTCAGCCTTGTTGGCTTTTAGTTGTCCTCCGTCTACGCTGCTCTTGTAGGGTCTTCTAATATATCCATCTGAGTCCTTGTCTCTTGCCGCAAATGTGTTGGCGTGGTCAGGTATCCACACAGCAGAGTAGTTCTCTTTGAACACACGTATTAGGTTCAGGCTATTTTGATTGTGTCTGTGGTTGTCTGTACCATGAGGTATGTCAAGAGAGTTGTACGGGTCTACAATCAAGCAGTCGTACTCAAAGTCTTCATCAAACAATATCTCTCCTCGCAATAGGAGTTCTTCCCAAGTGTAATTCTTTTTAGAGGTAAGGATTCTAAAGTACTTACGAACAAACTCATCGGCTTCCTTTTTCTCATCAGCGTTCATTTGCTCTAGGGTTTTACCTATGTAGAACTCCTTAAACTTCCTTGATACGTGTCCGTCTGAGTTCTCTGCCGAGTACACCGCAAACTTCCATCCGTGGTTAATCGCAGCAAGAACAGCGATATACCAACAGATAGTAGACTTACCACTACCATCAAGACCAAGGAAGAACACAAGGTGATTCCTTTTAATAAGCCAGTACTCATCAAGACCCGTAAGACCTGTACTCAAACCCATCTCAAGTGTACCATCTACAACAGCACGTTCGTACTCATCTATCTCTTCTTGGTCGGCAAGGAAGTCAAAGGTTCCATCGTCTCTTTTGATAAACTCTTGAGCCTTTTCAATCTTCTTTGCTTCTTGGATGGGTCGAGACTTACCATACTCAATACCATCCTTGATAGCTTGTAGCGCCCCTGCTTCGTCTTTAATGTTTTTAGCTAGTATTTCATCAGTTAGCACTTGAACCGCATGAGCCTCTTCTATACGCCCTACAGCGATATATCCTCCTAGTAACTTCGCAGCACGTAAAAGGGTGTCATGCTTCTCACCATCAACAGAACCCCTTACCATACCAACCGCAATAGAAAGAATCTTGTTGTTTCTATGGGTCTTACGAATGTTATTATTGTTTTGCTTATCCCTTGCCTTAGAGAACCTAGAAGTCCATGTAGTACTATTCTTATTTAGAAATATGTTAGGGTCAAAGGACTCAAAGCAAAGCCTTGCGATGTTGCGTGAGGTAGTGTCAAGTTCAGGGTATCTCCCAATAAAGGAGTCGTAGTACTCTGAGTGAGTCTCTATATTTGCAGGGATTCTAACCAAAGCCTTTACTCCGTTACCGCTAGGGCTTATCCAAGCTGCGTAGATGTAGGGGTCTTGGGATAGTTGAGACTTCTTAGAGATAGGGTCTACCTTATCCCAATCAAGTACCATGTACCCGCTGTGTGTTTTTACGTCTACGTCTTTTCTTGTGGGGCTTGTTATCTCTCCCGCAAATATCACGCAAGGCAAGTCCTTTTTATCAACCCCCCCGTTTCTCACGCCTTCAACAGCGACCTTACTTCTTCCGTTTTTAATCCGCGCAAGGGCTTTATCCACGTCAATAAGGATGGGCTTCTTTGATTTCAGTGTTTCATATATTGTAACCATAGTTTAAAGTCCTCTGTCTATATCTCGTTGTCTATCCATAAAGTAAGCCTCTCTTTCTTGCTCGTATTCCTCAGAGCAAAGGTACATAGCAAGGGATACATCATCTGGTTTTTCTTTGAACCATTCATCGTGTACGTCCACGCCAAAAAGAATTGCCTTTATTATAGATTGGTCGTCATAATCAAGTTCAAGGTCAACGTCTATGAATACCTCTCCGTCATCAAGGTAGTCAAAATCCTCTAATGGCATTGGTATTTCCTTAGTTCCTATAAATACTTTGTCGTCCACTTTCTTAAAGTGTAAGCTTGTAGTGTATATCATTTCTATATTTGTTAGTTGTTTAATGTATCGTCTAAATCTTCTCTACCCATTTTCTTGCTTTTTTAATGTCATTAATCTTTTCAGTTGTTTCGTTTCTTTCTTGGAGGTGACCGCAAATATAGTATTTTCTACAGTACCTGATTAACAGGTCTTTATCGTCACTAGCTCTTTGTAATTTCCCGCGAAAGTCAACGACATAAATAGTATTCCTACTCTCCCTAACAACAGAAGAGAAGGCATCCGACCAACTCCCAGACCCACTCATACCACTACCTAGTAGCCATACAAGCATAAAGTGAAATATACTTATCATAATAATATGTTTTTTTTAATTTAAGTTAGTGAGGGCAACGCACCATACCCCTAACGTTACAACTCTTTATAGTTTCCGTTTCTAAATTCTTTACTTGGTATTCCGAAAGCTTCGCGCACTCTCTCAGCAGTCAAATCAACAGAAAGAAGGTCAAGAAGTAAGTCCGTACCATCATTAATAAGGTCTTGCTTATGCTTGTAATTTCTTCCAACGTGTTGAGATACCAGTTCATCTCTTTCAAAAGTTGTCTTTATAAAGATACCTTTTCTAGTAGGGTCTGCGTACTTTGAAACTCTTACTTTTTCAGTACGCTTTTTCTTGAGGCGAGTTTGCGCAAGGTTCTCTCGGATTAAGCTTTTTCTTTTTCTCATGTTATTGTTTTAATTTAACACCACATAACAACGTATATAAAACATTTCCTTTTGTGGTCTTTTATTTAGTTTTCAAATACTTGTAATAAGGCTTCAAGAAGCTTCACATCTCTACCTACTTCAGTTGATATTATGTTTTGCGTGTCCTTGTGCGGCTCAAATCGAAGAACATAATCCTTCATAGTAGTAGTATATGAAGGTCTACTGCTTACCTTTACTAAAGAGCCCAGGGCTTTAAATGGTTGTTTATTTTCTTTCATAATCCTCTGTTAAAATCTATTGCTTGGTCAACTCGAAAAGAAATCTCTTCTTCTCGGTATTTCTCGAGTGCTAGTTCTTCAATCTCATCTCTATCGCATGGGTGGTAAACAAGAAAAGCATCAGCGTCAGACTGAAACTCTAT